CGGACGCCGGACCGTTCCCCAGCCGGACGCCGGACCGTTCCCCAGCCGGACGCCGGACCGTTCCCCAGCCGGACGCCGGACCGTTCCCCAGCCGGACGCCGGACCGTTCCCCAGCCGGACGCCGGACGCTTGTTGCTGGTTGTAACGATTGTAACGATTACGCAGCCATATGACCCCGATAATCGTCAAATCATGTTTATCCCTCATCCTGACCCCGACTTTCGTTACGACCCCGATGTCCGGATAATCGTTAAAATTAAATCCCTACATTGCGAAAAACGTAGGGGTCCATGGGAAAATTTAGAATTGACCCCGATAACTGGACAATTACTACAAAAGAAACGGGCGGCTATGCCGCCCGTTTCTTTTTTTGAACAGTTAGAATTGGTCGGCAAACAACACGATGCTGTCTGAGTCAATTCTGTCGGTGAAAGTGACCTGAACTCCCTCATCGGTGACGTAGACATCGAATGAGAGGAGAATCGAATCCCCTTGGACCACGATAAACTCCGCATCCTCGATCGAGGGATAATGTTCGGCAACCCAAGCCGAAATACGCCCTCGAAGGTTTTGTTGGGAGTCGGCACCACTCTTTTTCATCGCCTGAAAATCACTGCTAATCAAACTCATTGCACACTTTCAAAAAGGAATTAGTAACTGAACATTACAAGCATACCACAAGAAACACGGAAGTCAAATTAATCCGTGGACCCCGATAAAGAGAAGAACCGGCCCGATGAATTTAATCCTTACAACACACCCAACAGGTACAATGCGTACAACAACCATCAACGCAGCGCTGGTGTTTTGGTTGAGTCTTCACCCATGGCACGGAGGGGGCTCCGATAATGTACCCATCGAATCCGTTTTCCAGCGCCCATCCATGCGCGCGGCTCAAGTGATCGAATCCGGCAAGGGGGTGGGCTAGACCATTTTCAACAATGTACCCTGTCCAGACCGTGCCGAAGTATTGATTGTTCGAGGTAACATGCAAATACGTTTTCATTGTAACTCCTAGCAACAGAGTGTACGCAACTCGCACAAATCCTGATCGAGCCACGCTAAGGTAGCAACCCACTTATTACGCTTCGTCCGATCCATTTCAACCTCAATCCGCTCCTCAACCGCCCAAATCTGCTCCTCACAACGGTCGATCTCGTGTGCTAGGTCCATGGCAAATCCCCTTGTGTAGGTGTTTCTCAAGTCTACTTAAACATAGCTTATGATTCGGCCCGAGTCAAATTAATATTATCTGACCCCGATAACCAGAATCTTCGTCACAAAAGAACGGGACCGAATGACCCCGTTCACCGTCGTACTATGCACAAACCATTTCTTGGTAGTATTCGGCAACATCCTCACAACCGGCAGCGCACCAGAGCTGCGCGATAAAATCCGTTTTTTCGTTAGTATCCATACAAATCAGAGTATTGCGAACTTTGGCCCAACCGGCAGAAGCAGCCCAGTCGATAAAGACCGCATGAGCCTTAATCCAATTGCAGATTGCAATTGCGACAAGAGTCCCCTCATGCAGGCGAACCTCAAAAGTCCTATGCCTGTTATAGGCCGCAAAATTGATCCATTCGTAACGAATCTGAGCTTCGGCAAACCAGGAAAAGTCGCTCGCCTTGTAAACTTCGTTACAACCGGCATTACCCGGTTTGCAGAATGTATTGCCAATCCTGTCAGAATCGACAAAACGTGTCCAAACCTTGTAGGTCATTTTATATGCTAAAGCGATAGCTTTGAGCGAATCGTTAGATTCGCCCCGCATATCAAAATGCACATGCAACCCACAATTGTCATCAACCTCCCAATTATGCTCCTTGGCATAATCGCAAATGTCGTGGATAAGGCTAAGGCCAGCATAGCCGGGAAGAACGGAAGATGCAAACTCTAAGCCAGATATGCTACCATCATACTTAGCTTCCCAATTGTCACAACTGTCATAATCCTCATGACCCGGACAACTGGACGTTTCGATCTCGACGCCGAACTTGCGGGAAAACATGGGGCGTAATCCTCTCGGGTGTCTCTCAAGTCTAATCAAGCTTACGTCACAATACGGCCCGAATCAAATCATATTTTATATCTAGGTAAAATTTTCTGGGTCAGGTTATACTGATTATCGGGCCACTAAGCCTTGACCCCGATAATCATTACAACTCCACCTGCTAAGTAAAATCTAATTATGACCCCGATAACTGGTTAATCGTTACAATTCGACCTGCTTACCCCGACAATTGTTACGACCCCGATATCTGGTTAATCAGCATAATCAACTACTTCATTGCGAAAAGTGTAGGGGTCCATGGGAATTTTCCAATTGTCGGGGTCAAGCATACTGTAAGGACACGGCCGGCATAACCGGCCCAGTCCCTACAACCTCATTTAGTATGCCCCGTACCCCGCATCAAATCCCTTGCTCCAAGCTTCATTCCAAGCTTTACTCGCAACCTCCTTGAAACTCAGCATAAGCACGGGCGTAACCTCACTGAAACCGGGTTCCATGGTTTCCGCCCACCACTTTTCAAAACTCTCGGCGATAGTCATAGCAATCTCTAAAAAAGTCAGTGACCCTAACTATTCAAGTATACTGCGCAGAATCCAGAAGTCAAATTAATTTGCGACTCTGACAACCCACTTAGGTGGCTGATTGTAACGCCAGCCCGTTTTTCCGGTCAAACCCTCACAATGTCGGCAGTTCGTGCAATCGCTGCACTCGTCACAATACACGCAATCGACGCAATTGTCACAAGCCTTGCACACGTCACAATCCTTACAAGTGTGACAATAGCGACAAGACTCACAATACTTGCACTCCCTACAATACCTGCACACGCTACAATCGCCACAATTCTTACAAAGCTCATTTGCCATTAGCTTACCTCCGGTAAATGGTAACGTACCAACATATACTCAAGTATAACATAGATTCTGGCGTTGTCAAATTAATCTTTTCTGACCCCGACAATCTACATAATACTACCGGGTTGCGCTGTTTGCGCAACCCGGATAAGAGGAAGTATCAATCACTATGGTTTTTATTAAGTATAAACCAACCTACCGGCCGTCACGAGCATTATTCATAAGATACCTCATTCTGGGGGTTGATTGTCAACCCACCCAACCTTGCAAACCAGCCCAGTACAACCGATACACTCGACACACTCGATACAAGCTGTACAAGTGTGGCAATCGGTACAATTGTCGCAATTAAAACAGAGCGAACAATCCTGACAATTGTCGCAACCGCCACAATTCTTGTTATTCATAGTAGACCCCACCAAGTGCGCCGCGGACCCGAACGAGCCCGAGACTTGTCAATGCCTCGTGCCGCGCCTTACGCTGCGCGGCCGCCTTACTCTTGCCAAGCTTGCATCCTTTGGGACAACGATTCTCACCATCCCTCGTGCCGATCTCTTCGCCACATTTTTCGCAGAACTTCATAGCTGTAGCTCCTAGGGTGAAACTTGAACTATATCAACTATAGCACGTAATCTGGTGTTGTCAAATTAATCCGAGAAGAAATTAATCGTTACAATCGACCCGACCCCGACAACTGGCTAATCGTTACAACTCAATCATTAGTGAGGTAGTCATCTTTTCATAGTTTATTAGCGACCCATTTACCCCGACAATCGGTCTGACCCCGATAACTGGATAACCGGCACAACCAAACTCTTCATTGCGAAAATTGTGTGGGTCCATGGAAAAATCTGAAAAACCCCTACAACTAGTAGCTCCTTTTGTCGGGGTCAAGTATACTGTAAAGAGATAGGCCGGTATAACCGGCCCAGCCCATATCAACCTACAACTATGTGCCCACAATGCTCGCAAACCGTATTACCCCAGTCGTCGGCGACCGGCGTAAACTCGCCACAATAGGCACAGCGAATCACCCCCTCAGCCTCACAATAGTCTTGCTCAGCCCCTTCAAGCCACCCGCCCAACGAACCGACCGATAGCTTGCAGCCCTCCGATATGACAGTCTCATCGTAGGTGTCGCCCAGATTGACGTACCGGATACTGCGCCCGGCGCACTCAACCGATTCGATACCGAACGTCTGGATACCACAGCCTTTGAGATATGCCTCAGCCAAGGCAAGACGGTTATATCTCGATGCCCGGTCAAGCTGTTCTCTGGTAGGCTGCATAACGTGCTCCTTGGGTGTCTTGTCACGGATACTAAGCCTCCGCGCAGGCATCAAAACTTAACTACTCAAGCATAGCATAGAAAACGCGATTGTCAAATTAATCCGTGACCCCGACAATCGACAAGCGGTGGATAGATAAGCAAGTTGCTTACCTATCCCCCACTTTAGAGGTTTAGATTCCCATTCTCGTCACCCCAGCCGTCGGAAAAGTCAACCTCGTCTTTATCCCCAGCCCGTAATGCTTCGGCTGTAGAATACAGAATACATGCTTCCGTGTTCCGCCCTTGGTGCCCAATCAAATCGGCACAAGCGAGAATCATATTGTAGGCAATACGCTCATTGCCATAAGCGTGTTCGACCAGATAGTCAATCCACGAACGAACCTCAGACTCCTTCTGCTCCAATTGTGCCATACAGCGACCCATAGCAGTGTCAACCATATCAAACTCCTAAGTGAAGAATTGTAACCTACTCAAGCATAGCATAGAAAACGCGATTGTCAAATTAATCCGGAACCCGACAAATGGTTCGACCCCGACAACTGGATAATCGTTAGAATCAGATACATGAGTAACATGATAATGGTTTCAGAATTTATTAGGGTGGTTGCCACCCCGACAATAGTGCTAACCCCGACAACTGGATAATCGGTATAATTAAACACTACATTGCGAAAATGCAAGGGGTCCAGGGGAATTTTCCAATTGTCGGGGTCAGATTAGAACCAGCAAGTAACTTTGTATCTTGACCCCGACAACTGGCTAACTGGCATAAAAGAAAGGAGCGGCATAACCACCCCAACCTCTTTAACTGGCAAGCACGATACACACGTTCTGGCCGTCAACCCGCGAGTCACTCAGCGCTCGGTTTGCGGTTTCCCAATCAGGATACTCAGCAACCATAGTCCAGACCCCGGCAATCAATCTAATTATATATTATATTCTCCAAACTCATGCGCGGCAACTGTCAACCGACCGGCAGCGCCGGACGGCCAATCACCATCCCAAAACCCAACACCGTGCCGATTTCGAGTCAACCAAAAATCATGCCCAGCTTGCGCCTCAGGCTCCCCTCGTGATACCTTTGGACCGGCAGCAATATCGGCAGCATTCTCCATTTGGAATCGGGCACAGTTTGAAACCATTACGGCTAAGGTTTCCTGGCTGATTTGCTTCTTCTCCGTGAACTTGGCACACTCAACATAAGCTTTCGTGAACTCGTCCATACATCACCTTCTTAGAATAGTTTAATGTCCGACTCATCAACAAGCATATTTGCACCACACCACCGGTCATCGACCGGGTTGACATAGTAGCCCTTTCCGGGTATGTTCGTGGCCCTGATAGCTTCAACTATCTCGCCCTTCTTGAGTTTGAGACTAGTTGATAGAAAGTGCAAGTCAGTTTTCATTCTGGCGTACATAGTTCTACCTTATTACGAGTATGGAGGGTTCCATCCCTCCTCGATCTAAGCACTCAAGTATACATCGTAAAAGCTAATTGTCAAATTAATCCGTTTACCCCATCGTAGGGGTTCTGTCCTGATCGGCTTGCCGCTGGGAATCAGTGAAGGGGCGGAACTTTCCCCGTTTCCAATAGCCGTTAATGTCAAGCAGCGAGTAATCAGTAGGTGCAAAAACGTGGAGCCGCTTCTCGGCAATCAGATAAGCTCCGAAGCAGCTACCAACTCTAACGTAAACGTCGGGGTGGGCCAGGCTGTACTTAGCGGCGGCTTGCTTAGCTTCGTCAATACTAGCGACTTTCAATTCTATAACCATACTCTAGTATAGCTTAGAAAATCGACTTGTCAAATTAATCCGTGACCCCGACAACCAGTATAATTGTTAAAATTAATCCCCTACATTGCGAAAAATGTAGGGGTGTGTGCTCATCCTAGTTGTCTTGTCTCCCCTCACCATAACCATCATTCCAAGCCAGCATAGCCGCCTCTTTTCGGTCTAACTGGCGGAAGTCGTCACCTTTACATAACCAAGGTACCAAAGTATATGTATATCTAAACCCCTCCGGCAAATTAGCAAAGTATTCAGCAACAAAATCTTTCCAGTCGGTTTTCAAAGCAATTTCCTAATAAGAGTAACCGGTACTATAACCATCTTCCCACGCGAGTACCACTAGGTCCAGAATCGGAACTTCATCGCGTTCCTCATCCGTAAGAGAAGCCCAAAACGTTTCAAATTTCTCATCTTCCCAAATCATACCAAACCTCCAAAACAGTAACTTGTGACCGAGCATTAAAAGTATACATCATAAAAGCTATTTGTCAAATTAATCCACCATGACCCCGACAACTAGCTAACCGTTATAACCAACAAGCTACATTGTAACGAGTGTCTCTGACCCCGATAACTGGATAACCGTTGCAACCAGATACATTAGCAACTTACTTATGGTTTCAGAGTTTATTAGGTGGCTACCACCCCGACAATCGGACTAACCCCGACAACTGGATAATCGTTAGAATTGCTACTTCATTGCGAAAATATGTGGGGTCCATGGGAATTTTCCAATTATCGGGGTCAGTTTAGAACTAACAAGCAACTTTATATCTTAGATACTTGACCCCAACAATCGGCCCGACCCCGACAACTAGCAACATGCATATAATCATTATACTCTGATACATAATTGCGGTGGTGATGGTTTCAGAAAGTCTTAGCAACCCGACGATATGCCGTGCCTCGTATGGGTGGGGCCGGATGAAACGATATTATGTTGCTTGCTGGTTCTAACGGATACTATAAGCATAGCTTATACTAGCCATTGTAATCCGGTTTTTTGTCAAATTTGGATTTTTCGCCACTTTTTGCATTTTCGTTTCAGCATTGCCCGACTTGCCGGACGCGCGGAATTGGTTGTAAGTCCTTATGCTGTATAGACTTGCAACTTACGTTTTTGACGTAACTCGCAAACCAGCAACAAGCGAGAATCAAAATGATTGCACCATCGAATCAAATTGACTACACATTTGAATCAAATTGACTATGCCATTTTGGCAGTGGAGATTATGCAACATCGTGTCTACCAGCGAGTTACAATGTCCATTTTGAACAAAGATACTCTGCGATTTGTTGGTCTGTTGCGACCCCGATAATGTGCGCCCAGTGTCTACCGGCCACAATCAAAGCAACCGCACCAACGCCTATACCAAGTATCTTTGCTATATCCCGCAGCCTCCAAGATTCTGCTAATTTACGGATTATAGGAATATCTGTACCAGTTAATTTTTTCCGATAATGACGCACCCCCGTTGCTGTTCCTGCAACCCACCTATCCTTGTCATTCTCTATGACTGTACCAAACCGCAAATGTTCTGGATTCACACAACTCGGAGTATTGCAACATTTCGGATCATGTAGCACCATCAGACTATTCGAGCGTTTTCCTACAATCGCTAAGGCTACCCGTGACGCTGTATAACTCTCGCCGTCGATGCAAAATGTTCCATAGGAAGTCTTGACACAATTCTTCCACAACCAACAGGCGGTCCTATCCTCACAGACGTTAGCACACAACCAGAAGCGTTCAATCATCTCAAGCGTCAAATCAGGTATTGTCTTATATCTTGGCATACCCGATATTAGCAGCAAATTCCGTGCCAAGCAACCAGCGACAGGCAGACCAGCGACAGGCAGACCAGCGACAGGCAGACCAGCGACAGGCAGACCAGCAACAGGCGGACCAGCAAGCAGCCAGCAACAAGCAAAGCTACTAATCCTAGCATTTATGCATCATCGCATCATGTCAATTCGGCAGTCAGCAACTCGCTGGTATATGACCCCGATAACCAGCCAACCAGCATAAAAGAAAAGGGCGGCATAGCCGCCCTATTCCTAATTCTTATATATTCTCAGCGTACAAGACAATATCATCCCGACTCGGGTCATTGTCAAGATCGACATGTACACCTTCTTCGTCAGTGTAGGCATAGAAGGTAAACAGAACCCCATTGCCTTGCACGACAATAAACCCCGACTCCTCAACCCCAGGGTAGTCATTATCAACCATAGCGGACAGCTTAGAACATAGATCGCGCCGACCAAATTCGTAGCCTCGAACAACATCAATGTACAATTTACTCAGACTCATAGCAACCTCCGAAAAAGGAATCAGTAATCGAACATTACAAGTATACCACATAAAACCCGTTTGTCAAATTAATCTGACCAGCGGACCAGCAGACCAGCTATGACCCCGATAACCTCACCCCGCGCAGACAGTCCGATTTGACCCCGATAACTGGCTAATCAGCATAAAAGAAAAGGGTGGCATAGCCACCCTAATCCGATACTACGCCGGAAGCTCATAGAGACAACAGCCGGGAATGACCACACAATCGTAATCATAACCCGGTTGCGGCCCAACCTCTACAATGTAGAAGGGGCCGGTAACGGGCTGGACCGTGGAGACGCCACGCACAACCCCCTTCTTCCCCTCAAGACCGAATTCCTGAATCCGAACAACCGTACCATTAACGTACATAGTAACCTCCAAAAAGGAATCAGCAACCGAACATTACAAGCATACCACATAAAACCCGCTTTGTCAAATTAATCTACCAGAAACTCTCCAAGTTACCACTGGTGCAACAGGCAACAGTGATATTAAGATGGAATCTGTTACAACCAGTATACTCCTCAACACTCTGGCCATAGACGCAATACGGGTTTCCATTCTGCCAGCGAGCAGCCCCCGCTAACACGACGACCCCGCTAGCTGGGAGTCCCGACGTAAACATCACAATACGCAAATCCTCACCAACAATATCAGTAACCACGAGAACATTCATTGCAAACACTCCCGACGCTTAGCTAGAAAATGAAACACCCTTGCCACAAGCAGCAACGCAGCCCCAGCTAAAGCTTTTTGCGGGTCAAGCCCCTCAATCACAGAGGTAACAAGAAACGCATAGCCTAGCCCCAACAGCACGTAAGCATGAAACATAACAAACACCTTAATCCATAGTGTACTCTTCCCAAGCCTCTCGCAACAAGCGACAAGCCTCACACTCACAATCTAAGCTATGCGTTTCACTCGGCGGATTAGAAAACTCTTCCCAATCAATTCTCATAGCAGTCTCCTTGACTATTCAAGCATAGCACAAAAAACGCCGTTGTCAAATTAATCCAAAGCCACCAGCAAGCAGCCACCAGCGACCAGCAAGCCGCTTGTAATGATTAGCCGTTTAACGGGGTCAAGCCACAAACTCGCAAACCATGACCCCGATAAAAGAAAGGGCCGTTATTAGCGGCCCAGTCACTATCACCTAACCAGATAGGTCACTCCGTCAAAGTCAACCTCAGTGTAATCGGCTTTAAGATTCTCAGCCGTAGCATCCCAATCAATCACAATATAGCCGGGTATATCTTTAGGCAAGTCGCCAATATCGGCAACCATTTCTCGACAGTATTCTACGAAGTAGCTTTCTCGAATAAGAGTCACACTATAGGGCCAATCAGGGCTTGCTTCTCCCTCTTCGGCTAGGCTGCGCAATCGCTCCAATTCTCCATCATCCCAAGTATCCATGGCGTCCATTGCTCTAAACTTTTCATCCCCCTCTTCGGCACTCTCGATACTTTCGAGTAGCGATTGCTCCTCATCCTCCAATTCCGCAATTCGTTCGATAATATCCCGAGAATCAATAACGCTATTACTATTCGACAAACGCATAGCAACCTCCTTTAACTATTCAAGTATACCTTAGATTATGTCGAAGTCAAATTAATCTGCCGGATGATTATTTATCCAGCCGTCTTTGCCGTTGAGATTGCTACAATTAATACAATCCCAACAACTGTTACAATCCTTACAGTTTTCACACCTGCTACAAGCATAGCAATTATTGCAACAGTCACAATCCGTACACTTTTCGCAATCGACACAACCAGTATTCACGGCGCGACCCCTACAGCTAGAAAGCCCTGGTTTTCAGGCAAAATCCGCACAATCCCGGCGCTTACCGGCGCGTCAAATCGGCATACAGAACCCCGATCCAAAATGAAATCAGCCCCACAAACATAGGGTCAATAGGCAACAAACTTGATGCAATCATCATAGCCGTACAACCCAGAAAAATCAGAATCTCAGACATTAGAAGCCTCATAATTGACAATAGCGGGTTTCAAGTTTCTACTGGCCTTACGGTAACGCTCGGCCACCCCATAGTAGCCTTGCACGTCAGCAACTCCCGCCACCCTATCTAATTCAGCAACACAGTCCCAAAGCACCCAAGCGTTTCGAGTCATCACAGCCCACTCAATGCGCTGTATATTATAATCTATCGGCATCGGCAAAGGCCCGAGTTCCCGCAAATCCGCCACAATTGTCTCAACAGTCCTCTTCAATGCTCTCAGCATAACCCCTCCGATAGCTCATTAACAACGTGCCTCAAAGCAGTATCAATATGCGAATCATTAAGATAAGCATAAAGCCTAGAAACATCAAACCGTGAAATATGCAGACAATCCCAACGAAACCGCATATCGGACAAACCATCAACTTTGTAACGATTCTTCCAAGCCATAAATTCGCCTCGGAACCGATACTCGATAGCATCCCGCATAGCAGCATAATCAACCGGACGCATTTTCATCACGGAGCCCTGTTATTTACCCAGCACAAGAAACAAGAAAGTCAAATTAATCCATTGCCAAGCGCGCAAGTTTCAATACATCCACACCCGCCGACTCCGCCGCCGCCGACGCTTCCGCCGCCTCCGCCGCCTCCGCCGCCTTCGTCGCCTCCGTCGCCGCCCTCGCCGCCGCCCGCGCCGCCCGCGCCGCCTCCGCCGCCGACTCCGCCGCCGCCGCCGCCGCCGCCGCCTCCCACGCCGCCGCCTCCGCTCTCGCCGCCCACGACGCCGCCGCCGCCTCCGCCCACGACGCCGACTCCGCCCACGACGCCGACTCCGCCGACTCCGCCGCCGCCGACGCCGCCTCCGCCGCCGACTCCGCCGACTCCGCCGCCGACTCCGCCGCCGCCTCCTCTGCCGCCGCCGACTCCGCCGCCGACTCCGCCCTCGCCGCCGCCCTCGCCGCCCTCGCCGACGCCGCCCACGCCGACTTTGCCGTTCTGTCTCTTCCATCGAGCCAGTTGTCAGCCCAAGCTAACCACTTAGGCTCACTACAGACCTCTTTTGCGTATAGGATAGCAAAACGTACTCGTTGCTCAGTGCCCTCATTCCACTTGCAACCACCGTAAGTGGTGCCGTCTTGGTTTGTCAGTTTATACAGTTTCATAGCAACTTCCGAAAAAGTAAGCAGTAACCGAACATTACAAGCATAACACACAAAACTGACTTGTCAAATTAATCCGACCAGCAGACCAGCAGACCAGCAGACCAGCGAACCAGCAGACCAGCAGACCAGCTATGACCACGATAACCTCACTCCGCGCAGACAGTCAGGTGTGACCCCGACAACTGGTATAAAAGAAAAGGGCGGCATAGCCGCCCCAATCTGATACTACGCCACAGCTAGACGAGCTAGTGCTAGCAAATCTACTCCTACCTTCGTTGCCGCCCCCGCCGTCGCCGCCGACTCCGCCGACTCCGCCGCCCACGTCGCCGTCGCCGCCCATGACGCCCCCGCCGCCCTCGCCGCCGCCGCCGCCCTCGCCGCTGCCCTCGCCGCCGCTGCCGCCCACGTCGCCGTCGCCGCCGCCGCCGCCTCCCACGCCGCCGCCCACGTCGCCGCCCACGACGCCGTTCTGTCGCTACCAGCAAGCCACCTGTTAGCCCAAGCTAACCACGTAGGCTCGCTGTAGACTTCTTTTGTGCACAGAATGGCAAAACGTACTCGTTGCTTAGTGCTAACTACCGGCAGGGGAATTTGCCTAATCGTTTTCAGCCTCGTACAGCCGACTTTAAGCCCCCTGTCAGTTTTTCCCACTTCCCCCTCGCACTCCCACAAGACAGGATTTTGAAAGTTACCGTGGATCGGATTAAGTAGCACAGCAAGCAGAGGATCGGTGTAGGCATGAAGCCACCCGGCGCTGCATAACTCCCCTGTACCACTGGCAACATGCTCAGTTTCCTCTCTCCACTTGCATCCCCCGTAAGTGGTGCCGTCTTGGTTTGTCAGTTTATACAGTTTCATAGCAACTTCCGAAAAAGTAAGCAATCTTAACTATTTAATCTTGCAGCAACAAATCGGTTCTCATCCCAGACATACGGGTATCGACCCGCATTGATAACAATGATTCCACTGCACTCCCCGATATGGTCGAATCCCTTTTCGACTATGACCGCAACCTCATACACCTCATCGGTTTTGAGTATACGTGAATCGGCATGACCAGCAACACACTTTACTTTATCACCAACTCGAAACATAGCAGCCTCCAAAACAGAATCAGTATCCTAACATTACAAGCATACCACATAAAATCGACTTGTCAAATTAATCTGACCAGCAGGCCACTTGTAACGATTAACCACTTAACGGGGTCCGACACTAGCTGCATGAAACTTGACCCCGACAACTGGTTAATTACTACAAAAGAAAACGGGCGGATCGACCCGCCCGTTTCCCGTTCTCTATTTTTCCTCAAGTCTTTACAATTCCATCAGCCGGTCGATCGACTGAACATTACAAGCATACCACATAAAATCGACTTGTCAAATTAATCTTGCCAACAGGCAGACCAGCAACAGGCAGACCAGCAACAGGCAGACCAGCCGATCAAATACCATCACAACCCCAGCCACCATTACCCCGATAACCAGCCAACCAGCATAAAAGAAAAGGGCGGCATAGCCGCCCTATTCCTAATTCTTATATATTCTCAGCGTACAAGACAATATCATCCCGACTCGGGTCATTGTCAAGATTTACACAATACCCATCTTCAATGTCAATACACTTTTCGACATAGAAGGTAAACAGAACCTTGTCACCTTGTACAACGATAAACCCCGACTCCTCAACCCGGGGGTAGTCCTTAGCAACCATGCTCGCTAGCTTTAAGCATAGGTCGCTCCGTTTTTCTTCAAACCCCTTCACAACATCTACGTACAATTTACTCAGACTCATAGCAGCCTCCGAAAGTAAGTGACCGAATACTCAAACATACCACAAGAAACCCGTTTTGTCAAATTAATCTGTGGTGTACTCATCCCAAGCCTCATGCAACACGCGACAATCTACTTACCCCGATAACCGTTATGATCCCGACAACTGGTATATTAGAAAAGGGCGTCATGCCCTAATCTTGTTATCTGCCCCAGTATCTCAAAGCATTCGTAAGGGCCACTTGCATCCTGGAAAACCCCACCGGGTTGTCAGTGTGCAAATGCCAAATCAACCGGGGCAAAGTGCCCTCGTAAGCTCCGCGCTCGATATACTCCGCAACTGTATAGCCTGTCTCAACCGACCCCGATAACTAGCATATAAGAAAGGGCCGTTATTAGCGGCCCAGTCCCTACAACCTTAGTTTTCGGTAAAAATCATAAAGCTACGTTCGGTAATCCAGTCAGCCCAGCCGTCATCAGGACTACAAAACCGATAATCCCAATCAACAAAAGAATCTGTCTGATCGGAAAAAACCACAACAGGCATATCATCTGGCAAACCTGTCAAAACCGACCTAAGCATCCCAACTGTCATTTTCATACACAAACCTCTTGAATCATATTACAGTAATACTCAGCAACGTCGGCACAACCTGCTTTGCACCAAATCTGCGCCATAAACTCCAGTTTCTCTATATGTTCCATACAAAGCAAAGTATTCCTAACCTTGTTCCAGCCCGCCTTACTTGCCCAATCCATAAAAGTAGCATGAGCTTTAACCCAATTGCAAACCTTTTCGGCGTCTAGTGTGCCATTATGCAATCGTACCTCGAAAGTCTTATGCTTGGCATAGGCTGCAAAATTGATCCATTCGCGCCTTTGACTATCAGCGAAATAATCAAAACAGCGAGCGCTAAAAAGCTCTGGAATGCTCCCGCTATGCTGACGGCAGTAGGGATTCTCAACTCTATCCTCATCGACAAACTGGCACCAAACCCCATATGTAAACATATAGGCGCAAGCTATGGCTTTGAGAGAATCGTCAGATTCCTCACGCATATCAAAATGGGCATGAAACCCACAATGAGAATCTACTTCCCAACCATTCCTCTTAGCAAACTTGCAAATATCCCTGCAAGCCACAAGCCCGTCATCACCATACAGAATGCCAGAGTAAAATTCCATCCCGTCAATACTACCGTCATGCTTAGCACCCCAGAAACCACCTTCAAGACTTTGGTAATCATCACACGAGTCAGTTTCCAACTCGATGCCAAACTTTCGGGTACTTGGCATATCGGTATAGCTATGTGCCCCCCGAAAACTTCTTGGTTCAAACTCTTCCTGATTCGGCACACAATTATCGCAGTAGCAACCATCATCGCAACAGCATATATCGTCATTATAGTAGACTCCCCCGCAACCATCACAACGGAAGAACCTATCACACCAACAATCGCTACAATAACTATCACCATCGGAACCACGGGACAGATCGTCACTAATGTACCAACCGTCGCAACCATTACATTGCCGCCAGCCAGCAGCTTCCCTACAATCTTCACAGAGCATATCTCCGTGAACATCGTCAATCTCGTCATCACAGAATCCTCTGCTACAACCGTCACAGATATTCCAATCGTCAGCTTCGGCACAATTCTTACAAAGCCAAGTGTCGATACACTCATGGGCATCGGGCTCCCCACAAAGCCAGCAGCCATGCCACTTCATTAGCTTGGCGCATGCGCGACAGACAACCCGCTCGGTCAATGCCGCAGTGTCTTGACAAATCGGCACCCCCGGCCCATCATAGAATAGCTTGCAATCGGGGCATTGAGTGAAACCGGGATGAGTTGATTCGATAGTCATAGTTTTCTCCTAACTACTCAATCATAGCACAAGAAACCACGAAAGTCAAATTAATCTAATAAGCCAGACACAACCGCCAGAAACCCCACTCACGACGTAATCGCTACAATGCCACAAATCGGGATTGTGTGTCCGAATACCGGGATACACAACCCACCTATCGCCATGGGAATAACCCACAAGATCGTGCAATTCTAAACATTCAGCAAGCGTCATTCTGTAGCCTTATTATCCTTCCAATTGGTTTTGCCGATTAAACCACTGCAATTATAGCAACCATCACAACCCTGACAATTACTGCAATATGTACTGAGATAACAATCTACGCACTCGACACAACTAACGCACATATCACAGTCGTAGCAGTGAAAACAAAACTCACATCCAGAGCAACTCGTACAATCGTGACAACCAGCAAGTTTATGTTCAATCATCGGCAAGCCCTATTGTATAACTGACAATCACGCGACGTGTATCAATCGCAAACGATTGATAACCCTTAGCGTCTAAATCAAAATAACCTTGTGGTAACGTAATTTTCTCTTAACTACTCAATCATAGCTTAGAAAACGCTGAAGTCAAATTAATCCGCAGGCCACTTGTAACGATTAACCACTTAATTGGGTCCAACCCTATCCCACGAAACTGGACCCCGACAACCGGCTAATCAGCTACAAAAGAAACAGGCTTTGTGGCCCGTTTCTAATGTTTCTACTCGGGTGGCGAATTGTCAATCCAGCCAATCTTACCGGAAAGTCCGTGACAACCCTCACAACCCAAACAATCGTCGCAATCGTGACAATCAACACAACAGTCACAGCACCAACAATTAGTGCAATTCATACTACCGTTACACAACTCGTTCATAGAAACCTCCGAAACAAGAACCAGTAACCGAACTACTCAATCATAGCTTAGAAAATCTAAAAGTCAAATTAATTTATTGACCCCGACAACTAGAAAATTCGCCGCGACCCCGATAACTGGATAACCGTTGAAACCAAACTCTACATTGCGAAAATATGCGGGGTCCATGGGAATTTTTCAATTCTCAGAGAATACAACAGCCTCGTAATAGGTAGAATATGCAAAATCTGCATCAACATAATCATCATATTCTGCATTATAAACCAGAACCTTAGCATCTTCTGGTACAGCCTGCAAAAGCGATATTAACTCTTTAACTGTCATTCGGAGCCTCGTTATTGATCCAACCAGTACAACCAGACAATCCGGTACAATCTTGGCAGTCTTTACAGCCAAAGCAATCCGTGCAATTGAAACAGTAATTGCAGCTAGTACAACCGTTACAATCTACACAATCTACGCAACTAAAATTATTCATTTCGGAGCCTTGTAAAAATGGGAGGGCGCGGACCACTGCCACAATATCACTGTGGCCTTTATGTCGCCCCGTGCTAGTGGTATCATCATACGCGGCTTGTCAAGCTCAACGATCGAATTGCACTAGCACCTTAACTACTCAAGTATACTACAAGAAACCAACTTGTCAAATTAATCCAATTTGACCCCGCAATCTGGTTGCGACCCCGATAAATGTTTAATCGCTGCGATTAAACTACTCATTGCGAAATATACAGGGGTCCATGGGAATTTTAGAAATCCAGTCCATCGAGGTTTCCACGCCTGCAATCAGCTACAACAATCTCGCATCCCTTGCCGACCCAAGCCTCAACACTCTGGCCATAGACGCTATAGGGGTTGCTATCACGATATGCGGCCTTATCATACAGTGTGATAACCGGACTAACAATCGGGATGGAGTATTCTACTATCACGACCTTCAAATCCCGCTTATTCTCTGCAACTGACGTAATTACTAATGCTTTCATATTAGTCCCTTGGCTCATTGTTTATCCAACCGAGGCACCCGGAAAGTCCGGTGCAATTCAAACAATCATAACAAGCCGTACAATTTGTACAACGATCGCAACTGTCACAGCTTTTGCAATTTATACAATTATCGCAATTGTCACAGTATTCGCAACACAAACAATCCAAGCAGTGTTCGCAATCAACATTTCTGTCAATCTTAGCATACTTACCATCTTCGTCCTTACGGATAGCACGCTGTATCTCAACGCAAGCATCCTTACCACGCCCGGCCAAAATTTCCATAAAAATTGCCCGATCCATTACGATCTCTTTTTCCCGTAAAACGATTCTAATCGTCATCGGTCATACACTCCTGTAGTTCGTCCGAACAAGCGTCTACTATTTCACTGTTATAGAACATGCCCCTGACGGCTGTATCATAATACTCGCCATCACGCAAAGACGCGCTAAGTTGTTCGGCCCAGAAGAGTTCTCGAATCAGCGCAAGCCGAACAAGTTTCACAACGGGCTGATTCTTCTTCTTGCGAAAAGCTTTGCAAGCCAGTAACTTCTCGATAGTTCCAATAACCGTGTTTACTTTGTCAATCGTGTTCATTTCTGGGGCTTCCTCCAAGCCGTATCAAATCTTCAACATTACAAGTATAGCACAAGAAACCGGCTTGTCAAATTAATCTAGACACCTTTAATTAACATAACAGGCGCATCGGCCAGAGTTTTCCGAATCCGTTGTGCATTCAGATACAGCCGTACAGTAGGGATAATCTCATCACGCGAGATAATGCCACCATACGTTGAAACATGGTAACGCATAGCGTTATCAATTTTTGCGTCAACAATAACACCGCCGTCTTTTCGCAAGACTTGGAATGGACCCCGACACTTTGCCCATTCAAACTTTTTGACAGAATACTTACAACCGTTATAGACTACTTTCACAGGGTTTTTCCTGTAGGCTCGTTATTCACCCACCCCATCTTATTGTCAAGATTTACACAATCAACGCAATCTGTGCATCCATTGCAATTTTCACAGTAGGTACATTCCACACAATTATTGCAGTTTACACAATCACTACAACAGTCGCAGTCCACACAACCAACACAACGATCATTCATCATTACATACCTCTTTGTAAGGATTACGGGGGCAATTTTCACAGTCCCCATCACCAGTACACTCGTACCCGTCGAAACAGTAAAGCTTCTCGCACATCCCAACCTCCAAACAGTTTCAAATAGTCTCAATCATGCCAGTAACCCACCGGCCAAACTTCACAGCCACCCTCGACCGGCATATCGTCCGGTAAGTCGGTCAAAAATTCTTTTAGGTCTTGATTGTCATGCTTTGTAATCATTAATAATAAGACAGAATACTACCAATCCTGATAGTAGTTCCATGCTCACGGCAGCAAGCAACAAGCAACAAGCCACAAGCCAAGACTCCGAATTGCAGCCAACACTCCCCAGCCACAAACCACACGCTAGGTACCAAAATGGTAACGTCCACGACAAAAGTTTTCTTAGCATATCAGACTCCAAAAGTAACAATGACCTGAACATTACAAGCATAGCTTACGGAAACCAAAAGTCAAATTAATCCGCAACTGCTCTTAGTCTGTTGTTAGCTTTTTTATCGTAATACTCTTCTAAATCGGTACATCCCGCATCTTGCCATACTTTAGCAAGCAATTCAAACTTCCCAGCATTATCAGAATATAGCAAACTTTCCTTAACCTTGTCCAAACCGGCTTTGCTGGCCCAATCCATAAAAGTGGCGTGAGCTTTAACCCAGTTACAAATCTCTAGCTTATCTAGCGTTCCCTGATGCAATCGAATCTCAAACGTCCTATGCACAGAATAGGCTGCAAAATTGATCCAACAGTATCGACGCAGCATATAAGAATACTGGTCCCAATCAGTAATATCACGAATCTCGGCAATACTGCTTGTACTAGCAGCACAGTAATAAGCGCCCACACGCGAGCGTCTAACAAACGAGCACCAAATCTCGTAGGTCAACAGATACGCAAGAGCGATAGCTTTCATGCTATCGGTAGTTTCTTCTCGCATATCAAAGTGTGCATGATACCCACAACAGTAATCAACTTCCCAACACGCATCCTTAGCAAAATCACACAAATCCTCAATAGCTGCAAGACCAGCATCCCCAGAGAGAATGTCAGAATAAAATTCCATACCCGTTACCGTGCTATCGTCTTTAGCGCCCCAAGCCTCACTACCCTCTAGTTCGCTGTAACACTCACAAGCAGCAGTCTCTAATTCGACCCCGAATTTCCGTTTACTTGGCATATTGATATAAACATCACTACCCTGGAAACCACTTGGTTCAAACGAACTTGCATCGTGGGCACAATCCCTACAATATAACTCGTCCCTCCGGTTTACGGCATCCTCATTATGGTAACTCTCGCCGCAACCGGCACAGATAAAATATCTATCATTCCAGCAATCTTCACAATAAAGATCACCATATCCGAGTTGCATATCGTCACGATGATGAAACTCGTTACAACCCTCGCATTCGTACCAACCACGTTCTCCGCAGCAATCGGCACAGAACAACGCACACTGGCAATCAGCGAGATTGTTCTTTTCAAACCATTGGCCGCAAGCCTCACATTGCTTATATCCGCGATTCTTTGCACATTCCTGGCAAACTACCTGATAGCAAATCTCGGCACCAATATCAAAGGCTGCCCCACATACGGAGCATAGCTGCATTGTGTAAGGCATTAGCTAACCCACAGAGTGTCAAGATTCGGTTTCATAATTTCCGGCCACCATTGTCCAAAATTCATAGCAACCTCTTTAACTATTCAAGTATAGCACAAGAAACCGACTTGTCAAGTTAATTTTTCCAATAATCTACATAGGTCATACACAAGTCTATGAGGCTTGTCTTTCCACTCATTAGCAAGCGGCCCAATACCACTAGGAGCGTTTCGATAGTCTGCGATGGTATAGCGAGAATTACAATCTACACAACCAATTTTTCCGTGAAGATCATCACATCGCACACAATCTGTGCAATTTCTACAATCATTACAGTCTTTACAATTGTTACAATCTTTACAATTGCTGCAACCTTCACAATTCACACATCTCCAGTTTCGCATAATCTAAACTCTCAGTCTGTTGTTATCTTTTAATCCTGCAAGCCAGTGTCGAATCCACACTTTACATTGTAGCCGAGGATCAATCCTCTTGCTCTTGTTGTCAAGCCACCTACGCCACTTCGGATTGTTGAGATAGAAGTAGCTGAATCGTTGCTCGCAATGCACCACAAACCACGTCACTTGCTCTTGGGTCAAGCTATGTGGTTTCTCTTCTAAGACTTGCTTGACGATCACGTCAATTAACAGGGCGGTTTTGTCGCTAAATGTCTTCATACTAGAGTATACTGCGCAGAATCTAAAAGTCAAGCGAAAATCGGCAACTGGCGATAATTCTCCACACCCTCCGGGCACTCGGCGTCATAACATCTATCTTTATAGACAACCCAGCAATGAGCAACATCATCGTCCCAAACCTCATAAATATCATCACTATAACCACCCATACGTTCAATAACATCCATAGCAAAACAATCGCAGCTACCGTTATTGATCTCATAAGGGTCGCAAGCGTATTCGGCAATTAGCTGTTTAATGACTTCTGTGATATTCATACTAAAGCATACGTCATAGAATCTAAAAGTCAAATTAATCCGACCTGACCCCGACAACTGGTAAATCCCTACAAGTGGTTTTTATTGACAAGGCCAGAATTATGTGGTATACTAGATTGTAGGGTTGAATTAGCTTTGCCGATTCTGCCAGCCGTGACTCGAAACGTGGTCGCGCCGCTTAGGTTCGCTCCACCCTATAGAGGGGTGTTAGGTAGGGCTTGAATAATCAACTTTACACCCTATAGAGGGGTAGTCTACCTTGCACTACATTGCGAAAATTTCAGGGGTCCATGGGAATTTTTCAAATTCCCGCCCAGGGGCGAGGAAGGATTTACATGCTTCCCCGCCCCTCCGATTGGTTATAGCGTATGGCCCCCAACAGTAAACACAGTTTCGTGTCCACAAGCCGGACACTGATACGTGTAAGTTCCGGGCTTTAGCACGATCATATTTGGTGGGTTGTGCGCAGGGCATCGGCAAACAGGTGGCTCGTACCAATCCCCAGGTTTCTCGTAATCAATAAACGGCATTACTTTATCCTCTCTTGTTTTCTCATACTTTAACTATACCACATTTTCTAGGGAAGTCAAGTCGGAATCACAGGATATTCTGTTTCGATGCGCTCATACTCGTGATTACATTGGCTACGCTGCCTAAGCAATTTGCGTGCCTGATGCATATCACCTCGTTTTGCGGCATCGTACCAAGTGATCCAATTCCCCTTTATACATTGATAGCAGCCTAACTCATCCATCTCGTCAAATAGGTACTTGTATGCTCTAAGCTCTTCCTCAGAGTCCCGAGCGTACACAAACACGTCACCATGCTTAGCTTTCCAAACCAAAATCATCGTGTAAACCCTCCAATATATTCCTGTATTTGTGCATCATTGACATTATTATCTTTATACAGTTGCATATAAAATTCTCGCATTGCGTTATAGCGAGTAAAAATCCGCACATGCCTACGCTCGGAAAGTTTATATCTCCAAGTTATTGTGTATCTCAACGTGAAAAACTCCCCATAGCTACGAGTTCATACTTGCAAGCATACTTGACAGCGCTGTCCAACCATAATAGATGGTAAAATTCCTGCATTCTGTTATAGTCAGAAAATTCCTCACTATGATTATCCCAAGGTCCACAACTCCACACTACTTTATACATAAATACTCCAATTCAGGCGGACAGACAAAAATGATTAAATTAGCTTTAAGCACAAAGTTAATTAGGGGCTTATGGCCTAGTTTCACTGATACACGAGTAAAATCATTCAAATCTAGTTTCACGGCTTCAGCAGCCTTAGTTAGTAACTCTACTAGCGTCATAATCGCTACGTCTTATGTGTTCGGATTCGCTGTAAACTTCGTGCCAATCGCTACCAAATTGCCTCTCAGCTTCGTCGGCAGCTTCTATAATGCTGGTAATCTCTACACTAGCAAGAGGCGAGTATATCGGATACACTGAATAGAAGCCTCGTGGCTCTGTGCGGCATCTAAATCTCATCATACTCTATTATACCTTAGTTTTGGTCAAAGTCAAATTATTCTTCTTTAGATAAGCAGTTACTTGTCTAGTTGTTGCAACCCCGATAACATGCTTCCATGTTTTATTATGAATTATATCATTAATTGCAGACGTTTTTACATTAAATAGATGTGCAACCTCTGTCTGAGTTTTTGCATCTACAAGTTTTCGGATAATTGGAATATCTAAACTTGTAAGTTTAGCACATTTATTTTCAATAAATTTATTTGATAAAAATACTGGTGATTCCTGCAAAAATTTCTTCGCTTCAATATCGGTAGCTATACCGAGGACGTGTTTGTATGCTTTGCCACTTAAAATATGAAAAACAACATATCGTGATACATTAAATAAACTTCCTACGGCCCGTTGTGTCATAGTTTCCGATAGTTTCCTAATTAGAAGAATGTCCGATGCGGGCAGTATATTCCATTTCTTTCCGACCATCCTTATATGTGGAAACTTTGCCTTAACCTCTTTATCAGTTGCCATCCCAATTACATGTTGCCACGTTTTGCCTAAGATTATACCACTAATTGCTGATTGTGTTACATCGAATAAATCCGCTATTTCCTGTTGAATCATTTTTTCCGCTAATTTTCTTATAATTGGAATATCTGATTCAGTTAATTTAGCCCACGGTTGTTTACTCCCTTTTCGGTCCCCTAATATAGCTATATCGTGTGAATTTTCACCTGGCGTACCGAATCGAAGATGTTTAGGATTGCAGCATAGAGGATTATTACATTTTATAGGATCATGTAGTACAAGTAACGTGGTTGATTTCTTGCCAGAAAGTGCCATTGCAACCCGATGGGCACGATATGGCCAATTCTTAATATGAAACTGTCCATAGCCATCCGTAGCACGCCCGGCAATCCAAAGCCAGCAATCATTAGTTCCTTTGATATTAACCTTGCTCCAAAAGCGATTAATATCACTTAACGTCATTTCAGGTATCTTTTTAATCATACCCAAAGTATGTGCAAATCTTATACCAGATTTTACACTTCGGCGCGAAGAATAACCTTGGAAAAATTAAGGGGGTCGCTCAACCTACCTCGTTCTTTGAGTTTATATAAGTAGTCCCGCAAAACGATACCTGGCTTGCCGGTAATATCAATTTCCTGTGGAATTTCTGAGTCAACTGTCACAACCCAATGATTAGCAAAGCATTTATAAACATAGTGGGCACAGATTCCGACCACTTCCTTTTTTCTAAATTCGTTGGTAATGCCTAGCGCAACTGTTATGTCAGCTTGCCGATCCGCCAGTGCAAATGCTAATTGCACAGGTGAGCTATTGTAGTCCAGTATCTCTCGCCCTTGTATCAATAAAAACGTGGGCGCAGAAATCTTAGATAGTGACGGGAAGAATTCTTCGCCGGTCAAGGGGTCTATCTCAATTAGGCTTCCTGTATTCATAGGGTAATTATACCGCACTTTAGGCACAAATGCTGGATACAATTCTTCGCCAGTCGATGGATCAATTTCAAGTTGGTGCCCTGCATTCATACTTGAACTATACCACACTTTAGGTGAGAGTCAAATTAATCTGGCGGTAGATTATCAACCCAACCTGTTCGCCCTAAAAGTTCTGAACAATTTAGACATCCAGAGCAACTCTCGCAATTTCTACAGTTGTTACAGTCTTTGCAACAGGAACAATTCTGGCAATCATTACATTTAGAACTATAATCACATACTACACAATTGTAAACATGCCAACATTCGATACAACCCCAACAAGCAACAGACTCGTCACAACCATCACAATTATCACAGCCCCAGCAATTAATGCAATTTTTAAGCAACATGATTAGCTTTAATTTGGCGGAAGATTATCTACCCAACCAGTTTTGCCGGTTAGACTTTCGCAATTCTCACAGTTTCTACAATTGATACACCCTTGACAATATACACAATCATCACAATCTTCGCAATCTTCACACTTCAAACACTGGTTACAGTTATAGCAATTTAGACAACTGTTGCAACAATTACAGTTGTCACAATAACTACAAGAAATACAATCAGAACAATCATCACAACACAAGTTTTCGTCAGTCATAAATCACCAGCGGACTTTCTACAGATTCCCATAATCTAGTAAATGTCCCAACACAGTATTCATAATCTAAGAGTTCTCTTCGTACACGATCAGGAACGTCCCACCACGCCGCTGTATCACAATCAGAAAGGTCAATGCTGGCAAGGCAAACAAGCTTCTCAGATTGAACCCACACAGACCATATATCAAGGCCGCCCACTAATTCAAATCTTAGACCATTAATATCAATAGAAGAGTTAAGTATATTTTTGGGTTCAAGTCCGTTTGCTAGTATAAATGTTAGCATGGCTTATTGTTTACCCAACCAGTTTTGTTACAAAGATTCTCGCAATCCTTACAATCTTCGCAATTGAGACAGTGCGTGCATTCCACGCAATCAGTGCAACCGTTGCACTTCCAACAGTTTATGCAATTAAAGCAACTTACACACTCACTGCAATCATCGCATTCAGTACAATAATCACAATCATTGCAATCTTCGCAATTTTTACAACAGAGTTCCATATTAAACCTTTGGTGGTTGGTTATTGGCCCAGCCGTTACAATCAACTAAATCTACGCAATCCTTACAATGAGTGCAGCCCGCACAATTTTCACAATTAAAGCAACTTGAACAAGCGCTACAATACTGACAATGGCCACAATAAGTGCAGCAAGTACATTCATCACAATCCGAACTGGAACGGCAACCCTCACATCGGTTGCATTGATCGCAAACATCGCAACACTCACAATAATCACAATCTTCACAACCATTGCATTGTGTATTAGCTATGCAATGTTTGCAATTATTACAACTCGTGCATCTTCGGCAATAGTCACAATTTTCACATTGTCTACAGGCTACATTCATAGCTAACCTCACTGGCAATCTTCAATGCTTCGTCACGAGTTAGCATATTCTCTTCAACCGCTGTTTCCAGAATATCTTGAATAGTTGATTCATGTACTACAAAGCTACATAACTCACGTATACAATTGTACCAATTCATTAGTTTCTCCCGTTAATTACTTCTGGCTCGATACCGAATACTTGCCTCACGTATTCAATGCCAGTATCATATGTGGCGTCGAAGTCCAGTTGCAAAGGTAGCTGTTCCGGCTGAAATGCTGGCACATACGGGCAAAGCAAGTCAGTCTTAACAAAGACCTTATCGCAGCCGTGCGTAAGCAACACTGTAATACTTTTTATTTCCATTAGTCTCTCTAAAAAGTTTCAAACTGTTCCTGAAATAAACAACATGCTACCCGCCACTTCCTGAATTGGGTTGATATTCTGCCAGCCCCTAATTCCTAGAAATAGGTAGCCTAGTAGTATCAAAACGACAAACCTCTTCATACTTTAACTATACCACACTTTCTGAAGAAGTCAAGGGAATCGCTCGAATACCTGGAAAATCATCACGGGCATAAAGCCCCAAGTCATAGAATCGTTGCAAATGTTCCCGGACTACTTGAACCATACTTGTAGAATCTATGGCACAGATAGTTTCTTCGCTACAATAGGGGTTAGTGCCATAAATGATATAAGCCTGCTTACTAGAATGACGTGGCCACATTGCAACAGTAGCAATATCCTCGCCGTCTAGTGTCACTCGCCAGTAACGTACCAAAGGCTTAAAGTCACCTAATAGCAACACCGGAGTAGCTGCACGAGCAAGCACCGCGTTTTCATTATGGCCGTCAATTTCACTAAGAACAAACATCACTCGCCTCGTGGATATACTCGACAAGGTTTCACATGTGTAGAATCGTTGTAATGATTAAACATTTGGTTGTAATTGATTGCTGCCCGTACAATCGGAATAATCATGTAATGGTCATGGGTGCAAATTTCATCCCCACTAAGTTCATTATGAACAATATACGCGGCACTTGGCGTCCAATCAATCCTAGCAGCCAGAATCTCAATCCCATCGTCACACGTCACCCACAGTGACCAGTAGTTGCAATGATGCAAGCGGCATGAAAAGTCCAGCGAATTGATACTATCCGCTTCAGCTACAATTGACTTAAAGGGAGTATCTTTTGTCAGTTTGAATCTCATACTTTAACTATGCCATACCTTATTATTTATCACGCAATTGTGCTATGTCTTGTAGCAATTTGTTCTTTCCATTCGGTTAGAATCCTATCAAATTGATCCCTGTCACAAGCAGGGATGCGATTGTACCTACAGTCAAAACTTAATGATTCATTAGGATTATCCACGACATCCCACATAGCTAGACAATTTCCACCATAGTCACACACCCATAGATTCGTCATACTTGGTAAATACAAATAAGTTTTGTACGTCACAAGCCTAGTTATCATATCAAACTTCATACTCTATTATACCTCAGTTTCTAGGAAAGTCAAATTAAAACATATCAAAAGGACTCTCCCCAGAATCAAAGGATACATCAACGCAGTGGCATTGTACATCCCAATAATCTTTCTTTGCTTCCCGTATGGGTTCATTCTCAGCCCCAGGTGGTGCTTGATTATTCGTCCAACCTACTCTACCAGTAAGACCTTTACAGTTACAACATCCTACACAATTAAAGCAAAAAGTACAGTCTTTACATCTGAGACAGTCTTTACAATCACAGCAGTTGGTACAACGCACGCAGTCAGATTTATCCATCCAATTATCTGAGTTTGCCCCACATGTATTACAGAATGGGCACATGTTGCAATCAGTATAAGCCTCGCCATGTGGGCAGCGTCCCGATTCTTGCATATTGTCACGAATGCTATAAAGTCGGTCATCTGGACAACAACTGACCAGTGCCACTAGACCTAACCCAAACACTAAAACCAAAGCAAACACTACCATCATTTTAGCTCCTAATTAGTCTATGAACAATGTCATATTCTATTGGATTTCTTGCATAATCCTGAAGCCAGTGATACAATGCCCAATCCAACCCTTCAGAACCTACCACTATTGGCCAGAGTCCAGGATCGGAGGTGCGTATATTTTGAAACCGGTTTACACAGTGTTCAACAAACCATTCCAATTGCTCTGATGCGAGCATATAACCGCTATCTGTCACGGTTTTGCGAATATACCGTTCTAAATCACTCATACTATTATCAACGCTTCTTGTTTGCATTACTGCTCCCATATTGGCCTGCTATTTCTAAAGTCACTGAACGCTTCTTCATAGCCTAGACTCCATGCTTCATCTAACAACCCTTTTAGTGCTGCCAATTGAGACATAGCAAACTTCTTTTCTTCAGTGCCCAATGCCTGATACCATTTTTCAAATGCTTCGTTCATACTTTAACTATACCATACTTTTTGTAAAAGTCAAATCATTATCGAAAGTATGGGGCCATTAGATTTTGGAATAAAACTTCCGGCGACCCAGGGCCGTGTTTTTCGATAGCTTGTGTCATAGTCATAACCTTGTTGTCAACAATGACGTAAATCTTGCTCCAATCCACGACTCCTGAATCTGTATTGCGACAGTAAGGATTTAAGACAGTCAGCGGGCCGGGGCCGGAATAAAAGTTATTAACGTAACTTGTGGGAAAACTCTCAGAAATCGTAAGACCGCTAAAGTTGGCATTAGCCGAACCATTATGCCGACCCCGAGGACCAACAACTTGCGTATTTACACCGGTTCGACTGCCCTCCCCGGAAAGATACTGGGGTTCATACCCTGCCTTTAGGTGGGATGCAGCAGTTTGATTCTGCCAAAGTGCCCAAGCCTCAAACTTTTCAGGTGGTAGCGTCTGAACAAACTTAGGTAGCACCATTGGCCCCGGTTCGCTTATCGTGATAGTTTGCCCCTTCACGATTGAGACCCCGACAACTACCATCAACGCTACAAATACTACAACTCGCCAAATTGCCATAATCTTACCTCCTACTTTCTATCTCTTGGTTCAATTCGTCACGCAATCGTGCCAGAATCTGCGAGATTCTGTGCATTAAGTAGCAAATTTTGCGCCGAAGTGTCTTATCATCGGCGATTTTTGCCATTTTTTCTAAGTCCAGTAACATCGAATTATAGATTTTAATAGCTTCAAACATACATCACTCGTTTAATTTCATTATGAGTCCACCCCCAACTGTACTCTCGTATCGGATCATAAGCAAGCACCAGTGTCGGGGTAATCTTTGTGATATAGCAACGTAAGAACCTTGGCATACTCAATGGGCATATGGGTCTATTTAAGACTGTAACTCTTTGACCTATTCGCATCCTATCAACTCCACAAAAGGCAGTGACCCCGCAAATCTGTTATTGCGATACAATGCGCTTAATCGTCGTTCGATGTAATCAGCCGCACAATCTAGCGCCCCAACAGGACGCTTATATCCGTCTTGAAACGGTGTAAAACTACACATTCAAACACTGCGAACAAACGGCAAACACAACGTTAGTGTAATCTTCAAGTTCACCCCTGAGATTCATAGTATGCCCGTATACCTTGAAAAACTGGCCTGTTTCTTCGTCATCTGAATCAACAAGCACATTATCACAAACAGAGCACCAAAAATGCTCACACTTGATTTTAGTTTTTCTGGCTACTTTATCTAATTGCATCATGGACCCTTGTTATTGATCCAGCCAGTTTTTCCAGTTAAACCTTTACACCCATTACATTTCTGACAATCGGTGCAGTCTTTGCAATTGTTACAATCAACACAAGTATCACACCACTGACAAAGATTGCAATGTATACAACTGTCATTGTGTTTACAGTCTTTACAGTCTTTACAGTCACAGTCGTCCTTGCAGGTCCAACATTGTTCACAACCTGTGCAATCCCTACAGTCCCAACATTCCTTACATTCAAGGCACCCAACACACTTCGGGCAATCATTACAATCTATATTCTTCATCCCATAACTCCAAGTGTTGTTCGGATTCAAGCCACACATCGGCTCGCAATTTTTCAGTGTCCGTTAGAAACGGATAAACCAATTCGACCCGTCTACGCCATTCAGATACCTTATACTGTCTAAAGGTGGTAGTTGTCCATTCAGCAAATGCAATATGCTGTATTAGCAAATCAAAGGCTTCTTGTCTAGTTTGCATTAGGTACCTCTGGAGGATAATTATCAACCCAACCTATTTTCCCTACAAGATCATGGCAGTGTATACATTCATTACATCGAAGACAATCTACACATACCTTACAGTCATCGCAGTGTTTACAAGATTCACAATTGTAGCAATCAAAACAATTGTCACAAAAGTCACATGAGTCACATCTGGTGCAAGTGTCACACAGCCAACAATCTACGTTGTCCATCAATAATCTCCAAGTGCAAGAACCGCAGCCATATCGCCCGAACGGGCCTTATCTAATGTAGTCTTGTGTTCAGCCTTTACGGCTTCATTCTCTGCAACCCGTACATCGTATAATTCAGTGAACTTCTTTACCGCCGCTGCACGGCTCTTGTAGAACCATACTCGCTTCCGGCCCTCGCCATAGTAAATCTTATCCTTGTACGTCAGACCGAACCGCATAGCCCCACGGCAAGCCTCTTCCTGGCCTACGGACCAGCCTCCCAGCTTCAAGTGGAAGATGCACGGGCGGGTGCCCGTATTGCAGCAACCGTAAAACTCTGGCCCAGCGTAGCCCTTACCGGCGATTAGTTTAGGTAGTTTAATCATATTGTAATTATATCACAAGTTTAGTCAGTTGTCAAATTATTCTTCTTTAGGTAGATTTTCACCTGTTTGTCAGTAGCAACCCCGATCACATGCTTCCAATTTGTACCTGTGATAATAAAACTAATTGCTCGGCGGCTTATATTGAATAATTTACCTACATCCTGTTGAGACTTCGTTTTCGATAATGCCCGAATAATTGGAATATCAAGTTCAGTTAATTTTGCTGAATGATGTTTGCTTCCTTTTTTCTTTCCTACAAGTCTTGCATCTAATCCATTTTCTATTTGTGTCCCAAGTCTTAAATGTCTTGGATTTACGCAACTTGGAGTATTACATGCAAGCGGATCATGCAGCACCATTAACTTATTTGATCGTATCCCTACAATAGCTAAAGATACTCTATGTGCTAAATATGAACATGCTGCTTTAATTCCAAAGTGGCCGTACCCAGTTTTATCACAACTACCTCGCCACGGCCAACAATCATCCTCACCTTTAATATCTACTTTCGCCCAGAATCGGGCAATAGTTTTAGGAGTCAACTTAGGTATAGTTTTATAGTTTAGCATGGTCCGTTCAAAGAGCAAATACCATACCACTAAGTCAAATTATTCTAGTGGGTCAATCGGATCGCGGTTATATTGACAATCATCATAACCTATGCTATAACCACAATCCACACCATTCTCATAACCCTCTTCCCGCCCCTCATCGTATCCGTGATTCCACGCCTTTTCGGCAAGTCCCTTATAGTCGCCCGCTTGAAAGCCGGTCTTTTCCCACCATTGCTCAAACGTCATTCGCGTACCCCCTTGTATAGTTCTGGAAACCTCCTACGTCGATAAAGCCAAACATCACCATTTAGACCAATATCCAATGGATAATCGCCCTCATCCGAACGATGACGCAAATCTTCACGTTCGCTAGAAGTGATATAACCGTCATCCTGGAGTTTATCAATAACTTGATTTAGTGTTTTCATATTCTTCCCTACAGGCATCGTAGCCTGCATTATAGGCAAGCTTAGTAAGTGTTAATTTATCAGATTTGTCTAAGCCGCCAAGATCATCCGTACCAAAAGCAAGCTCAAAACCAAACTCTTCCCACCAAGTTTCAAATGTCATTGTGGTGCCTTATTATTTATCCAACCTACTTTACCAATAAGCCCGGTACAATTATCACAGTCGAGACATTCTTTGCACCTACGACAATTGCTACAACCTATACATCCATCACAATTGTCACAAAACACACATTTTGCACAATAGTCACAATTAGCACATTTACGAGAACTACTGCAACACTGGCTGTTTACGCAATTTTCACAGTTAGGGCAATTATAGCAGTTTGTGTTAGTCATTTCAGTACCTTGTCCAGTGCCATAATGTCAAGATGAACAGCGCAATCTTCGAGGCATGAATGCTCAAAAATCAGAGTTGTGTTTTCAACAAGTAAATAAGTACCAATGGAAGTAGTAAAAGCCCTTACGTTTAGTCCTTTGTACCTAGCCCAATCATTAAGCGTCTTTGCCCCAGCGGTATTAGGATCAAGAGTGACTCCGTTTTCAAGTGTAATCATATCATATTCCCAATAAAATAGCGGGTGTTCGCCCCCTGTATTCCCCGCACTAGATGCCAATGGTCAGCCACAGCTATTAAGGGAGCCACCTAGTTCTGTACCAAGCTGTTGAGTCACTAACTCTACAACCAGCCTTGTAGTAAGTTTTACCGTCATGCTCAATAGTTTCAGGCATCGAAGCAAAAAGTTTCATTGAAGTTTTCCCACTTTGGGCAGGAAAACTTACAACCACTTCCCACCGCTTCACACTTGGGATATATGTAGGGTCAGATAGAATCTTCATAAAATTTCTTCATGTTTCTAGCAACATTACGCTGCCCAAGCCAACAAAATGGATCAATCAACCTGCCCCAGACCCACCCAGTTATCTCGCCCCGCTTGTTACCACACACAACACAGTGAGTCAGAGTCCAAGGATCAGGATGCCCGCCAGTCCATGCAGACTCACAATTTGGGCAACGGGCTTTGATACCAAGTTTATAGAGTAACTTATTCAAGTTCCACTACCTCCAGCGAATCAGCATCTTCCACCCAATCTGAAAAATCCATATCATCATGCTCACCACGCATAACAAGGTCCATAGCATCTTGTGGACTATTAGCTCGCACACGATACACTACAACTCCCGTCACATTCATTGAGACTTCGTAGTCTTTCACGCTCCACCTCTTGTAAATGCATGTTGCTTTTCATTAACATACGCCTCCCAGTTCTCAACAATTTCGTTAAATCGCAGATCAGGAAGCGTATTCACACGACAGATAAATTCCCAACCATATTCGGAGCCATACGCAATATCCCAAACGGCAACTCTGGCACCAGAATCCTCAAAGACTTGCAAACTGTCCATTGAGGCAAGGTAGACCCAATCGTGGAAACGGATTAACTTGTTAAGTGTCATACTCTATTATACCCTATGAATTAGCTGTTGTCAAATTAAAATTAGGAGGGGCCTCACAGCCCCTCCTCCCCGACATCATGCCTTTACACCACAAACTTATCGAGCCTCCTTATTGGGGTCAATGAAACAAGTAAACAATAGGATGCAGGGGACTCGGACCCCTAATAGCGGCTTGAAGGGCCGCTGTCCTAACCATTAGACTAGCATCCCAAAATCAAGAGGGAAAAATAAACTCAGTATAAGACCGGAGTGTACTACCCAATATAGGTAGTACCTTGTTCGTAAATTGTTCCCGGTAGCAAATATGCTCAACCAACTCGCCAAAAATATCATACACCACCCGAACACAATCGGCAAAAACTTCGACCACTTCACCCGTGCTAACTTCGCTTGATGTAATCATACTCTAGTATACACTATTCTAAGCGAAAGTCAAATCGTTTTCAAAGATTCCGATTAGCCGTTTAACGGGGTCACATAGTTTGTGACCCCGAATATAGTTAGGCCGGTTGTGTCTTAACAAGACCCCTTAGCCGTTGTCAAAATCTTCCCGTCATCGAAGCCACATGAGACGCTATATTCGACATAGCTGGTGCTTTCTGATGCGGAATTAAAGTTCACCTAGTATCTCATCTATGGTTCTCCATCTTCCGGCCCGATAATCTTCGAGAGCAGTCTCCGCCGTAGCAAGGTCAATCGGCGGGATATTATTAATCCAACCCTTTTTACCGGTTAAATTGTGACAGTCCGTGCAACTCTCACAATCTGTGCAATCTTGGCATGTAAAACACATAAGGCAGTGTGTACAACAATCACAATGGTAGCAATTGCCACATCTTTGACAATCATTGCAATGCGTGCAACGAATGCAGAGTCTACAGACGTTAGAGTATTTAACCTCTGTACAATAACTGCAAGCATCACAATCAACACACTCGCGACAATCAATACAATCGTTATTCATCTAAATAGCCCTGTTCTCTCTGAGCCATAATTTCTCGATCCAAGTCAGCGCGGCCCTCATTCCAAGCTATTTCGGCTAAATCCTTTTGGTCCCATAATTCTGTAAAACTAGAGTTACTTATTGTAAGTTTCAATCCAATCGTTTTTCACCAAGTTTCAAAGTTCATATTCTATTATACCTTATCTTTTGGATTTGTCAAGTTAATAAAAATGGATAACCGCGATTTGCGGCATACCCGTGTCTATAACCCTCATCTTTTCCAGCTTCATACGCGGACTGTGCTACTTGTTCGACACGCTGCATGATCTCAAATTGGCACCGTCGCCAAGGGTCTTGAAACAATGCCTCTACGTCAGCAGTTTTCCACCAAGTTTCAAAGTTCATATCGCCACCGTTACATAATCAGTACAAACCCGACCAACCTTACAGTTGTAGTATTCAACAAGATCATCGTAACCTGCATCCTTGCAAATCTGCATGATATAATCGTGCAACTCCTCTTTAGTCTTACCAAGCAGTCTGTTCTTAACTTTGGTAAAACTCATACTTGCGGCCCAATCCATAAAGACAGAATGGATACGCAACCAGTTACAAATTTCCTTGGCGTCAATGCTGCCATGATGCAAACGCACCTCAAACGTCTTATGCTTGGTATAAGCCGCAAAGTTTACATATTCGTAGCGACACTGTTTACGGGCAAAATCAGAAAATCTCTTAATAGCCTTAATACTAGGCAAGTCAGTACGGTTAGGTTCACAGTACATATTACTAGCACGATCAGGATGCACTAAGCTAAGCCAAAACTCATAGCTCAAGCAATAAGCCAGCGCAATAGCCTTGAGTTCCTTCGTCTTTTCGGAACTAACATCGAGGTGGATATGGAGCCCACATCTGGCATCTACAGTCCAACCGTGATTCTTGGCAAATTCGCACAGATTCTCAATAGCCTCTAATCCCGCGTCCCCGTAAAGGATGGTGCTTGCAAATTCCTTGCCGGAGATACTTCCGTCATACTTAATGTCAAAAGGAATAGCACCCGCTAGGGTAGGGTAATCCTTACATTGTTGTGTTTCTATCTCTACTCCGTAACGGCGTTTGCCAATCCTAGTATAAGAATCTCTGCCCCTAAAATACACAGAATCAAAATCTCCAGCATCTTCGTCGCTATTGTGGCAATCTTCACAATAACCATCATCATATGTATCATCCTGCCAGACTAGACAATCACAATTGCAGCAATAGGTACAGTGTTCCTCAAAACAATTCTCACAGTACCAATCACCATTGGGCGCTTCTGACATATCGTTACGCCAGCAAGTTTCTCCGCAACAATCACAAGTGCAGCAGTATCTTTCAAAGCACAATGCACAGTAGACATCAGTATCGGGCGCTTCTTCTGATTCATTGACACTGATAATCTCGCCACAATGCTCACAATGAGTGTAATGATTATCAAAACATTCTTCACAGACCATACCATCCGGCGTTTCTGTGGCAGTATCCTTAGCTACATAATCGCCACATACAGGGCATTCAATATAATTGTTATTTAGACAATCTAAACAAACCGGGCCGTCGTCTGCTGTTTCCGTAAGTTCAGCGAACCAATTGTTACATTCCGGGCATTGCTCCCAGCTAGCACATTCGGGGCAGAGCCCCCCCAGTTTGTAAGTAGCAGCATACTTCTCGCCGCATTCAGTGCAAGTCTTCATACTCTATTATACCTTACGGAAACGAAAAGTCAAATAAAAATTCAAGTGGCCAAGGCGGGAGTCGAACCCGCATCCCATTTCTGGGGCAGCATTTTAAGTGCTGTTCGTAAACCTAATTCCGACACTCGGCCATACCTTAACTATACCATACTATTCGAGAAAGTCAAATCGTTTTCAAAGATTCTGATTATGACCCCGACAATTGGATCATCGCCTTAAAAAGAAAGGACCGTGATAGGTGCATCCACGGTCCTTTGCAATGCCAGTTAAATAAAATTTAATATAAAATTTATTCACCTAACCGATTTAACGACCAGTCTGTACACAACCAGTCGGCCGCCCTGATTTCTCTACACTAGGCCCGATTAATCCCGTTCCTATTACTTCTTGGCCCTATATCAACCCTGTTATACGGGTTGAGAGGTTCCTAGTTGTTATAAGTGGTAATTAACCTTTCCTAGTTTACAGGCATTAGGCGACAATTTCGACTTCTATAAGCGAGCCACTTGGCTCCGCTGATTCATTTCGTTCATAGTGTGGGCAGATCAAATCCCGTTGTATTGCGTAAGCAATAGCACCAGGTATAGCGTTATTTGCGTCATTTTTATCTAAGAAAATCCGCTTAGATCGAAACTTAACAGCGCCTCCGCAAAGTGTTTCACTGCCAGTTACTTGAATCTGCCAAGCTATTTTATTCATCACAAGCCCACCTATCGTCGTATTCAAAAAAATGTGACACAAGCCATAGAGCCGTCTTTGTAGGTAATCTCAACTAGATGCTAAGCCTTGAACCTAACATAGTCCACATTAGGGTCAAGAATCGTGTTCCAAAACTGTTTTGCCGATAGATGATAAGTGTTCATATTCTAGTATACACTATCTTTCGCGTCTTGTCAAATTAAAATTTTCAAGTCTGCCAACAAGCTGCTCACCAATTGAAACCTCTGGCGGTCCATAGTGCCAGACAAACTCGTTAAATGAATCAGTCGGGGTAGACTGATACAAACTACGACCCCGCAAATCCCTATCTCTGGGTTCCCCATATACCCAACTAATAGGGGCTGGTCGCCCGCCTAAGACTTCCGTAGCTCTAACTGGCTCCGGTTCCGGTCGCTTCTTGCGTCCATAGTATCGTGCCAAGTCCGGGCCGAGAATCTTCTTAAAGGCTTTCCAGCTAGTCAGTAACACAAGCAACTCCGTTAGTGGTTTATCCTTTACAAATGCTACAAATCGCAAATGTGCATCAATCCAGTTAATAATCTCAACTGGATTAAGTGTACCTTGGTAGCCGCGAATCTCAAATGTCCTATGCCTACTATATGCTGCAAGATTGACAAATTCGTAACGATTTCTACATTCACACCAACCTAGAAACCCAGGAATTTGCACAATATCGGCAGCAGTATAGTTAGGCGCACAGCAATACTGGCAATCGTGAGCCCGGTATTGATTGACAAGACTAGACCAAATAGGATAAGTTAGTCTATAGGCATAAGCGATAGACTTGCGCATACTTATGTTTGTGTCACGCATATCTAAGTGAAGATGATACCCACAATCACCATTAACCTCAAAACCTAGTTCCTTGGCACTTTTGCAAAAAGCCCGAACTTCGTCAAGACCGGTATCCCCACTAAGGATCGGAGAAACAAACTCCATGCCCGAAATGCTACTATCATACTTTGCACCAAAACAGGTATGACCGTGCAAAGTTCTATAATTGTTGCAACTTGAAGTCTCAAGTTCGACCCCAAATCGCCGCCCAGTATCGCCAGATACGGGAGTAGGGTGCCAAGTAGCACTATCATCATACGACGGGGCAGCTTGACCGCATCTAGTCAGATAATAGCAGGTGTCACAATAATAAAAATGCCCCGAGACTCTGGCACTTTCAGGCACGGTCGCCCTGCAACGGTGGCATCTAGGCATCACAACACCTTCCGCTATTGTATGCGTATCTTTGCATATTCTATTATACCTTAGAATTTTTGGTTGTCAAGTTAATCTTACGCTTACGTAAAAATGCCTTAACTTCTTTGTCCGTAGCGACCCCGATAACATGTGTCCAGTGTTCGCCTGATATAATCCGACCTATTGTGGAATGTGTTACGCAAAATAATTTTGCAAGGAAAACTTGAGACCCGTGGCCCCATAAAGAAACCAATTTACGAATAATTGGAATATCAGTTTCAATGAGTCTAGCTAAGTTATGTTTACTGCCCTTTTTACTTCCATTAGTCCGTTGATCTTGTCCATTTTCGACAGGTGTTCCAAATGCTAGATGCCAAGGATTACAACAAGATGGATTATTGCAAAGATGTCTTGTTTCTAATGTATTTGAACGAAAACCAGCAATTGCTAATGCAATTCGACTTGATCTATATCCAGTCGAACCAATAGAAAATTGTCCATAACCATCATAAGTGCATCCTGCAAGCCACGGCCAACAATCATTTTTCCCCTTTTTATCTACCTTTGACCAGAATCTCATAAGGTCTTTAGGAGTCAACTTAGGTATTGGTCTATATTTAGGCATAAATCGCCCTCCGAGCAACTCTCTGAAAATACCTACGCAAAGCCGGATCACACCACGTATCCATCACAGCCTTTGCCATCTGGTTTCCATTCACATTGAACATTGCTGCAATCTGTCTAAACTTTAAGTCCTGTACAAAGTCTGCAAACCGCAAATGTATTTTAACCCAGTTACAGATACGTTTACTGTCAAGAGTGCCCTCATGCAACCTGATTTCAAAAGTACCATGACTCTCTAGCGAGTGTACATTAAACCATATATATCGCTCTTGGTTATCACAGAATCTTGGCATATTATACGTAGTAACCATACACTCGCCATTCCAATCAAGCGGGCGGCAATAGCTACTATCGTAGGCACGATAGGAAGCCACAAGGCTATGCCAAAAACTTTGGGTATAAGCATATGCCATTGCTATGTGCCGACGCTGGAGCTTAGTATTGTTACTAACGTCAATATGCAAATGGAAACCACAGTCGCTATCAACAGTAAAACCCATATGTCTAGCCCGTGTGCAAAATCCACGGGTTGCCCACAACCCTTTGTCACCTTGCAAAATAGGCGAAACAAACTCCATCCCAGAAATACTGCCATCATACTTTGAACCGTAGACAGTTTTGCCACGCAATGCAGTGTGATTGGGGCATTCTTCTGTTTCGAGTTCAATACCAAATCGGCGAGAACTTTTGAGTTCGGTAATTTTCTCGTCAAAAGTGATGGGTTCAGCTTCCCAGCACATTCGTAAGTGGTGACAATTGTAGCATATACTACTATTAGCGTACCTATCAAAACCCATGTAAGATTCATGGCATTCGCTACAAGTGAAGCAATAGCTTTGTGCATAGCAACTTGGACAAACATCATAGTCGTCGTGCAAGTGACGCAATGGCCCAGGCACATTACGCCGACATTGTGGACAGTAAACAGTGGCTAAACTAGGCATCAGTCAACTCTTGAGTGTTCAGAATCGGTCGCGTAATCCTCCCAAGCCGATCTCCATTCACCATCCATATCCTTGACACCGCCAGTAGTAGCGTCATCCTCATAATAGATGTTCTTATTTTTACCGTGCCGACGGGTAAACCCACCAGCATAGCTGTCGTAATCGTTTGCGTTGCTACAGCCATACTTACGAGTCCAGTATTCGGGCGCGGCCGATTCAAACTTAGCAACCTCTTCCATGATAACAAGGCCCTCATGGACACTGAATCTAAGAGTTTGGCCCTCAGACAGCTTTTGGATGTTAGGGTTATAACCGATACAGGCCGCGAGATGCGTTTTGCTCGAAGAATAATACCAGACACCATCCTTGAGACCGATATGCACGTCACCATGATGGGATTGCAGATAAAACGCCTTGCCGTCAAACCATGCAACACACCAATAACCCGAAATATCTGCCCATGCCTTATTGTAGTCGCCTTGAGTCTTGTTTAGGGTATCAAAGAGATACTGAGAATCAACTTCGTAGCCCTTGGGAGCGTCTACCATACCATTATGGCAACCGATAACCTTGCCATAGCGGAATGGGTGCGAGTTCTGCCGATTGACAGCGCCCCGTGTAGCCTGGCGAGTATGCCCAGCGACAAACCAAGATGCAGGTCGCTTTTCGCAACCCTTCTCAGAATTGTTGAGCCAATTAGTAATGTTCTCCTGAGCAAGAGCCTCAGTCGGCTCGGCTGCGCTCTTCAACATTTTTCCGCTGGAATCAAAGAAACCAAGACTATCTGAGCCTCTTTCCTGATTAATAATTGCAAGGGCTCGAATTGAACCTTGCGACCATCCAAAACCAACACATCCAAAACAACCGCACATAATAAACACCCTCATTGCCAGAGCAAAACAGGAATACGGTTTAACATTACACAATGTTTTACAACCGTTTGGTGGGTTCTGGCCGTTGTCCCACTCGTCCCTCAACTATTCAAGTATACCACACTATTTGAGAAAGTCAAGTTGTTTTTGTTAGTCCGGTAAACCAACTCCAACAATGACCGTAACAAACATTAGATACAGATTTAACCGTGCAACCAATGCGAGCGGCGATTTGTTCGTATGTTAAATTCTTCTTCCGTAACTTTACAATTTGTACCACTTGTTTTTGTGTTAATTTTGCTAAAGAATGTGTTTCTCCTCGCTGTGTGGTACCGTCTCGATCTCGATCCGCAGAATTAGTTTTATCTGTACCGGGATAAAGATGTTTTGGATTAACACACCACGGATTCCCACCACCTGGACACTTGTGGCAGCAACACTTTCCAGCATCCCCATAAGTTAAAAAACAAGCCACACGATGCGCAGCATACTTTGTATCACTGTTCGGTATATAAATAGGATATTCTTCATTTTTTACATTCTTATGACAGCCCAACCAACGCCAACAATCGTTAGGCCCACGTTTCTCAACGAAGGTCCAAAACTTCTTAATATCAGCTTTTGTTAAGATTATTGGTTTAGGCATATACTTAACTATACCACATTCTAAGGCAAAGTCAAATTAATCCAATGCCCCTAGAAATTCGTCAACCCATTCCCGAATCTGTTGTAACGATTCGCGCGTCTGTTCCTGTGAAACAGAGGTATCGGCAAAAAGTTTACTTAAAGCCTTTTCAATGTCTTTAACTTGTTGGTCGTGATTCATACTTTAACTATACCACAGATTCTACAGAAGTCAAATTAATCCGTTTCCCCAACTGCACAGCCCGCTCTGCATAGTATTCTGACAATTCATTACCGACAACATCAGACAAAACCTTAAATTGCTGCTCAACAGTATCGCCAAGCAATTCCCTAATATCAGCCAAACTACAACTACTTACAAAATCAATAAATCGTGCATGACACTTAACCCAGTTGCAAATCTCCTCAGCGTTAAGACTGGCATCGTGCATACGGACTTCAACCGTGCCGTGAACCAAATAAGCTCGCCAATTGACAAACTCAAACCTGTCCCTAGCAGCTACAAAGTAGTCCCAACCCTCAGCATTGTTGATATTTATAATATCCACAATACTGTAATTAGGTGCAGCACACATATGATTGGTACAACGATAATCACTAATAAAATGACACCAAAGCATATAAGTCTTATAATAAGCATAAGCAATGCTTCTCAGTGATTCCCAATTTTCATTAGTTACATCAAAGTGAACATGATACCCACACGTACTATTAACCCGCCAATCGTGCCCAGCCTCACAGAAAGCCTCAATTGCATCGAGTCCCTCATCACCATAGAGAATCGGAGAAACAAATTCCATACCCGATATTGAGTAATCAGTTTTGCAGCCCCAGATAGTACGGTCAAATAGTCCCGCATGATCCGGGCATTCGGAAGTTTCAAGTTCTACTCCGAATTTGCGAGTAGAGCCAAGTACCTTGTTGCTGGGGTTATCACAGTAAAATTCTTTTGACCCCCACTCCCGGCGTGAGTGTCTATGACAGCGGGGGCAATATGTACCGTCATCTGTATGAATTGCATCGTCAATCCAAATTGAATTTCCACAATCATCACAAATATAGCATACATCACTAAAGCAGTCCCTACAAAGTAAGCCATCATCAGAGGGGGTGTGACGCATTGAAGCATAGTTTACTTCACGACCACACTTCTCGCAACGTCGGAAATTATTAATATAGCAATTAGAGCAATACTGCTCACCATTAACAAGTCTGCAATTTGACGTATGCTCGCCACAATAGTAGCATTGTTGCAAATTCTCGTGGCAGCTTACACAATAATAGTTTTGAGCATTCCTATATGCCTCGTCCCGTGGCGTAAAGTTGCCGCAACCTGAGCAGCGAACAAACTGGTCTACCCTACAAGCTGGACAGTATGCTTGCCTACCAATAATGGACAAGACTGCGCAATTCCGATTACATATGCAGCAATTAGGCATACCTATATCATACCATAAAATTGGCGTTTGTCAAATTAAAATTTTGACCACATTATTCGCGCGGCGCGGGCGCGTAGCAAATTGCGTGCCAAACAGAAATTTGCAGTTTTGCGCCGCAAGACCCCGACAATAGACAAACTACTGGTCATCTTACCATCTAACCTATACAGACGCTACCTAGAACCCCAAAAGTGACATGATTAATTCATTGACCCCGACAGTATGATTAATCATAATCTTGTGAATTCCATTTGCTTCATGCTCAATATGTGGTAGGCTACATATGTAGGAGAAATACGGGTCGTAGTGGCAAGTTGTTCACTACGTCCGTTTGCGCTGATTCCCCGGATTGGCTGATTGTAGCGGACATACTGTCTAAGTAGCCAGAAGAGGGGAGAGTTGGCTCGCCATACATTGCGAAAATTTCAGGGGTCCATGGGAATTTTTGCATTTTCAAATTCTAGCCGCAGTGGATTCCAGCGTAATTGGAATCTGTATATTCTAATTGCGGTAATTCTTGTAGCGGTAACGCTGCTACTCGACTATTTTTTATAGTCGCCACAGCATCTGCGCCAGCTAGATCATAATAAGATATCACGAGAATGTCATCTTCATTAACTGGCAACCTACTGTGACTTGATATTACATGTAGGCCACGCTTTGTCTTATAAATCTTTTTGACTTTGCGCAAAACACCTTCTACTTCAATAAACAGTCTTGCACCACTAGGCAGTGTTTCTTGAAGCATTGTACCAACACTAATTAAACCATGTTCATAAATCATACAATTCTCGCAGTTATATCCAAGTAACAAAATGCCTTAACAGTATAATACCCAGCTTTAGAGTAGCTTGCATAATCAGTAAGGCAAACAACGGACGCGGATTTAATAACGTAGATATTATCCATTGCATCTATAAATCCATCGTAGTTATTCTTATTAATTATATGCTCAATTTGTCCGACTGTCAAAGTTTTATTCATAGTTCCGCCTACAATTTCAACTTTCATAAATCCTCCAAACACTGCTTCTAGTTAATAATTTACATAACCATCGCCAATGAATCCAAGTCGTCGGAAACCCAGGATAGAAGTTCACGCATCTAGCCCAATTTTCATATACCCCATCTACAAAGTAAAAGTGTCCAGTTTTTCCGCGTCTACTTAAAATCACAGCTGAGCCGCCAGTTAATAGATGCTGTTTTAATTTAGGCCAGTTTAATCTTGTTGGCCGTGACCCTATCCATTTACTGAAAAATCTACGATAAGTTGTTCTTTTAAAATTCAACGCTTCTTTGTATGCTGGAAAATCAGCAATGCTGACTTTCTTTCCACGCCAGATATCTAAATTCATTGCAGCTATAACACCGCAGGTGTTTTTCTCAGTTTGTTTTAGGTACGAGAGCATAGCCAGCCTATTGTAAGCACCATGTCTGCACAAGGAATCCAGCTTATTAGTTCGTCTTGAAAATTTATTGCTCGAATTTTATTATCTTGAATCTTATCTACAAAATAAAAATGGCAAGTGGAACATAAAATAGCAGAACCACCAGATTCTAAATGCTCGATTAACTTATCTAAAGTTACCAGTGTATAATGCTGCCTCAACCAATCTTCAAGACAAAAATCAGCTACACCCCATTCTGGGTCGTAGTTTACTGCGTCTGCATAAGCATCAAAATCAGAACTCGTAACTTTCTTTCCACACCAGATATCTAAATTCATTGCAGCTATAACACCGCAGGTGTTTTTCTCAGTTTGCTTCAGATATTTTGGCATCATAGTTTCTTTATCTTTTTAATACAGCCTCTTGGGATACTAAAACGCCGTCCGAGTTGCTCATTACCTATAGACTGTATGATTGTGACGTAATCTTTGGTCTTTTCCCAAAGATACCCAACACTCTTTATCTTCATAGGTGTTAAAGGTTCGCAATCTGGAGTTTCCCAGATTCCGCACATACCAGCAGAATCTACCCATGTTATTTCAACAATCTTCATAGAACCTCATTTCGCTGGTCATCGCTATAACTCAAGTCTTGTAGCTGACCATTCATACTGGCACAACGGACCTGACTAACAGCATTAGACATAACATGATAAGTCTTACCAGATTTTGCCGGGTCATAACGCACAGTCTGATCTAAGTTAATTCCTATATTTGCAGCGTCATCAAAAGTACTGGCATCGGTACCAATGAAAGTGAACTTCCAATTATATTTTTCTTGCTGATGCGTAATCATGTCTCTAACTTGCTGTCTGGTAAATTCCTTACTCATATTTTCCTGGCCGTCTGTGACAATAACAACAATCACACAACCAGGCCGCTCAGACTCTGGCAATGCAGCTAGACGCTCGCCAGTTTCATTAACTGCCTTGCCAACAGCATCTAGTAGGGCAGTCCAACCACGAGGAATTAGCTTATAATCACCAACCTCCATAATTGGTGTTCCCTTGTGGACAAACTCATACTTGTCATCAAACTGCACCAGTGTTAAGGTTGCTTCTCCAGGCTGCCCGCGTTGATCCTTAATAAACGCATTGATGCCACCCTCAGCATCGACCCGACATGAATTCATTGATCCACTGCGATCAACAACTAATACTAATTCTGAAAGATTGTTTCTCATTATACACTCCCTACATACTTTTGGAACTTGTTTACTAAACTCTTTGCTCGACTTTCAACACCACGATGACTCTGTTTCTTGTCGTCTCTATACTGTTCGTAATGTACAAATTCATGTGCAAAGGTGTTTAAAAGCTCTGGAATCTGTTCACATCTGTTTTGTTTAGGTATCCTACAAGCTAAACCGATATCAAGTTTGCCTTTATTAGAGCTAAAAAATCCTATTGCACGCTGCATGTCAAATGCAGCGAAACTAATTTGATAAACAAGATGCACCTTAATTGTGTGCTCTATTGCATAATTATTTTGTAGCCAAGTTGCAAATACTACATGTGCTTCAGTAATCCATTTAGGGATATGTTTATAGTAGTAGATTTTAATCATCACGTCCCAAGACATTTTTGCCAAACAAAAATTACATTGCTACTGGCTGGATTATAAAACATACTGCAAGGTATAAACTTATTTTTGAGAAAAAATATATTTGCTGAGAAATTACTTTTTCTAGTAGTACACTGTAGTATATGTCCACCCCTCTCACGGACCACCTTTTCCATTTCCAATAGTAAAGATTGTGCGTACCCGCGTCTTAATTGTGTTGGAGCCACTACCAAGTGTCTTATTTCAAACTGATACCATTGAACTTTAACAAGTTCTATACATGCAATAATATCACCAGAAGTTGAAAAGTGACAAAAATATCTATCTGCATTTGCTATAATGTCCTGTGCAGTGTAACTACTAGCTAAATGATTATATTCATTTAACAAAGCAGCAATTTGACCTGCTTGCTTATTATTAGATGCCCGTAAAGACAAGCGTTCTATAGTTGGGTCATTCATTTTTCGGGTATAGTACCTGTAACTTAGAACCCAATCTCACTACTTGTTCCAGATTCTTACCAAAGGCTTCTTTAGCTTCCTTGACAAACGATTCCTTTAAGTCTTGCTGGCAAATCCAAATCTGGACTGGCATATGATTTTCAAGCCCGTCCCAAATCTTCTCCCAACGCCAGCGACTCTGGACCTGCGTAACTGGTTTCGTGCATACAATAGTCTGGACCCATTTCATTGAATCACCTTCTTAAAAGTCGAGCACGATTTTGGAATAACAAAAGCTTCAAACCTCTGACCCATACCTTCAGTAGGCTGGCTCTTTAATGCCTGTAAAAAACTATTATTGGCCAGCCCCAGTGGCACAGCCTTACCCCAGTAGATAGCATCAAGATCATTTATGTATCTACCGCCACTCGCTCCACACAGGCATGTGCGGCCCGATTTCTGGCATTTAACAATGTCTTCGCAAACGGGGCAAAATATTAACTTCATATTATAAGTATATCACATAAAAGCATGGTTGTCAAATTAATCTTACCAAACTGTTTCTTCTAAGGTCGGCTTAATACCAAGTTTCTTCAGCCAAGGTACGAGCATACCTTCAAAACACTCCGGGCAGATATGGTAATGTCGATAAGTAAACTTAACATCCTCGTCCTCATTTCGGCGGCCAATGTATACCCCAGTATGGGCAGCATGAGCGTTGTCAAATTGGTCCCATTCGATGCCGCCGACAATTTCCTTTGCACCAGTGAATACTTTATCACATATGTCGCAAGTAACACTTTCAGTAATGCTTCTAGTGCTTTTTGTTTCGACAATTTTCTTGTTAATCATATATCACTTAATTTCTCTGGAAATACAGTTTTGTTAGTCATTAGAGTTTTAACTTTATACCCAAGTGCTAGTAAAATGCTTCTAGCATTTAGCCGTGGACTTTGAACAACTAGGTTTCCATCTGCATAGATTCCTTCCCAATTTTCACCAAGCACACGTACAATTTCTGGGGACTCAAACTCACCATCAATTTCTGGTTGCTCAGGCTCTTCAAATAATTGTTTCATTTGAATACATGCGTCACCCCAAGTTTTAACCTGCGGTCCATCCCAACCAAGACCCTCAGAGTCTCTTACTCGATAAATTAGATCACTAAGCGGAATGATACTGTTTAATTCACGTAATATGTTCAATGCTTGTTCGTTCATCTAATGCCTTACAAATTCTTTCTAGTGCTTCAGTTGTAAAATTACGCAACTGGTTTCTGGTACATTCTCTGGTAATCATCATAACCATATACTGGCGACGATCTTCATCTTGAATCTCTTTAATAGCTTCATCAGTAGCTAAAGAAATACTGCCAAATCCCCAAGTGCTATGCCTACCAGCTTCTCGGCCAGATTTCTTAGAGTATTTCACGCCAGCTGCTACAACCATAGTTGGAGTAACACGGTCAACAATAATCACTCTGCAATGGCCACCGTTATTGAGAATAAGTTTATCCCCAATTTTTACATTATTTAATGATGTCATAACGTCGTCGCTCGTAAGTGTCCAGTGTTTCACCAAATTGAGTTATAAGTGTTTCTAGCATCGTGGTAGCTACGTCACAGGGATGTAATTGCATAACATGAAATCTTAAACTTCTTAACTGCCTAATTAAAATCTCATTACCAATTACATTGGCATCCCGTATTGCACCCTCAAGCAAGATCACTACATTACGCAAATTCAGGTCTACTAGTTCCAGGTGTTTAAGTGCTTCTTGGAGCCTATTCATCCTTGATACCCTTCTTAAATTCTGTAATTCCTTGCCCGAGTGACTTCATCACTGAAGGAAGCCTGTTTCCGAATAGTAATAACACTATTACACTACAGATAACTAGTTCCAAAGGTCCAATTCCAAACATCACGCCTCCCTTTCCAACACGAAAATTGTCATTTCATCGGCATAGCCGGTGCATCTCGATTCTAAGCGACCAGCGTTTGAGTTTTCTGCTACGAGTTGATTTGAAAGGCTTTGAATCAGTTGCAAAGCCTCTCGTTTCGTGACTGTGATAGCACATAACGTGCCACGGAATTTTGTTTTACAGATTTCAACTTTCATATAGTTTAGTAACTCCTACGCAAGCAATAGACAAGACAACTAGGACTACAATCGCGGCACCTAGCACATTGTACCCAACAGAAAAGGCACTGTATGCACCCAGTATATTGAAACTTATTACAAAGCCCCAAAAGCCGATTTGTTGCAACGTTTTAGTTTTCATTTAAAAGTCTCCCAGAGTTCCATTCGACTATATCCCAAAGTAAAAAATCAACCATATCAGCCTGCCCACGATCGGCAAACCATTCACGATTAATTGCTGTACCGTCAGATAGCCTAATCTCTAGCACTCTAACACACTGTATATTAATATCGTCAGTACCAAAACAGCTTGGGCAACCTGTATAGGTTACATCGCAAACATATGTGCGGTTCTTATGTTTTACTTCTAGTCTTGTCTTCATACTTCGGCCAATTCTGATTTCTCATAAAGTGTATGCATCGCTTCCGAACTGTGCCAAATCATACTTCGAGCAATCTTATCTATTGTGTCATTCCAATTTCTAGCCTTCAACCAGTTACGACTAATTTCTATACCATCAGAAAGCTCTATTGATTGCACAAATACGTCTACTATTCTAAGATCGGTGTCCAAATAAGAAAATACATCACAAACAAGTGTACGATTCTTATCTTGTAATCTTAATTCACAATATGCGTTTATTACCTGCATACTCTATTATACCTTATCTATGGCAAAAGTCAAATAATAATTTTAAAGTTTCACTAAGAGTCACTCTTCTAGAGGCTTAGGTCGCTGGTGCTCTGTGCTATAGTGCCTTCTTCTTCAAAAGTTGTGCCTTAGCAGTATACCAGTTTAGTAGGTTTTTAAATACATCATCCGGTGTGAGTTCTTCCCACACAGCTATTGGAAACTTAATCTTAGTGCCAGTAAGAAACACTATAAGATAATGTTTAATCAAACCAGATTCAGTGACAACAGGTATCTTCTGTGGCTCAGCCAACTGTACAGTTAGCGATACATCAGTTTCCTGAATCAAAGCATCATAAGGACCACCAATACAAAGAATACTATTCATGCGAGTCTCCTATATTGTGACATATCAAGTCGCTCAAACCAATTAATAGTTCTATTCAAGCCCTCTGTTAAAGAGATTCTAGGTTCCCAACCCAGTGATATAGCTACGCTAATATCTGGACAACGTTGCTTAGGATCATTCACAGGTAGGGGCATATGCTGAACTGTAATATCTAAACCCGGCAATTTGCTTTTAATTACATCAACAAGGTCCAACATACTAATTTCTTGTGGATTGCCTAAGTTTACTGGCAACACATATGACGAATTCATTAACAACTCGATGCCCCGAATTAAATCATCTACAAAGCAGAAAGACCTAGTTTGAAGACCGTCGCCATAAATTGTTAGTGGCTCGTTTTTCAGGGCTTGCATTATAAAATTTGAGACTACTCTTCCGTCGTAGGGATGCATACCAGGACCATAAGTATTAAAAATTCTAGCTATTCTGGTGTCTACGTTATATTGGTTATGGTACTCCATCATCAGCGTCTCACAGAGGCGCTTTCCTTCATCATAGCAAGCACGCGGACCAATAGTATTAACAGAGCCTAGATAACTCTCAGGTTGCGGGGATATATCTGGATCACCATATACTTCGCTCGTAGAAGCCTGAAACACTTTGGCACCACACTTCCGTGCTAGTTCTAGCACGTTAATCAAGCCAAGTACTGAAGTCTTGATTGTCTTTACAGGATCATTTTGATACTGAGGTGGTGACGCAGGACAAGCCAAGTTATATATTTCATCTACCTCTAAGCTAATCGGCTCTGTAATATCGTGACGAATAAACTCAAATTTTGGGTTGCTTAGCAACCCTTGGATGCTAATTTTTTGACTAGTTGATAAATTATCTAGACAAATAACTTCATGTCCCAATCTAAGTAGTTTGTGGCATAAATGTGTCCCAAGGAATCCAGCCCCACCAGTTACTAGTGCTCTCATAGCTCCCACCCTTGATCCGTGCGTACTAGATAATCTTCCATAATTGTGAGGCTATTATCCAAATGAAAATATGAAGTGCTGCCACTCTGTTCAATATCTACAACTTTAGCCACAATAAATCGGTTCTTATGGACATAAGCAACCTGGTCCCCTATGCCAATTATCTGCCCATGATTATACGCTTTTATCATATAGCTTTCCAATTAGCCAAAAGGGAAATAATACAACATATAAAAGAACTACTAATACTATACTTACTGGTAATACACAAAGACACCATAGTGTGTTTCTTAGTGTATCAAATGCGTCCCCAACACATGAAATGCCATCACGCACTGTATCAAAATAATCTAGCCATTTCATGGTGTATGTACCTCTAGTTTTAAAATTCCTTCACCTTCATAACGGTTATTACTACGCCACATTAACAATGTTTTCGCCGCTTCTCCATCTCCGTTTCTTGCAGCTTCAGCTTGCTGCCCACTATATAGATATGGCACATTTTTATAGTAGCCACGGGCATCCATAATCTTAAACAAATATAAGTATGCCCTTAGCTCCTCTTCTGGAGTCCTGGCGTATACTGCATAGTCATTATCAAGTATCAGTATCATTATAATATACCTTATATTTGCCTGTACGTTTATTTATAATTCTTACCTCAGCATAAGCAAGCGTAAATACCCTCCATCGGGCAACAATCCAAGCTTTTATCCACCAATTAGTCTCAAATGGTACACCCAGCAAGCCTGGGAAACTAAGCACTATGTATTTCAACTTAACCCCTTCCGTAATGTTTGAAGATGTCTGCATAACTGTTCAAAATGTTCCTCTCCGTAAGCTTGTGCCAAACCACGAGATTCTCTGAAAGCGTTCTCAGCTTTGGCACCTTCTAAATCACAGAGCACTTGTAGACTCTGTAGCCAAATATCAAGCATCACTGTATTATCTAGCATAGATTCAGCACCCCCCACTCGGTTTCTGTTATTGAGTAAAAGCATTGTTTCACACCCTTTAGTCTCATAGCACTAATGCACTTCTTACAAGGCCGAGCCGTTGCCAGAGTTCCATCACTCTTGATCCTGACAACGTAAACAGTCGAACCCCAATCGAGTTTCTTAACAAGACGTGCCTCAGCGTGCGCTTTAGGTTCAGGCGTCCGATGCGGTACGTTACTTGATGCTACTATCGTGCCGTCCGTGCGAATTCCGACAGCTGCGAGCCTGTACTGACGCTTAACTTCATGTGTATCTCCTTTAGTGGCAACTTGACGGGCGAGACGGAAATATTTAGTTACTGCTGACATTAAATTACAAAAACCGAAGTACCTATGTCACTATTCTTAAAACATCTAAAACCATCATCCCAACCCCTATCGCCACGAAATTCATCGTCAACACGAACTACAAACTGATCCATAGATGGAAAAAGTTCCTTTACGTAACCAAGTTCAGTTTTACCCGTAAAATGAACTAGTTTTACCCTGTCATTAATATTCAGCATATTAGCTCACAATTAGTCTGGTAAATAAGAGAGTAATTCTCTAAATGAAAATATCTTATATCCTTCATCAGTAAAACCAGAGAAAACAATACCACCACGACTAGCGGCATAGTCTCTCATTTCCTGGCTTTTAATTAGTCCAAGATGCCCCATTGCTACAGCAAGAGTAGACGAGGATGTAATCTCAGTATCACTGAAATGATTATTAACAATAATCTGGCATAATTCATTTTTTGTCATATTAGTTCCCAATCTGCTACCGGTGTTTCATGCCATCCGTGCGACCACATATGATCGAATTCATCTACTTGAACCACAAAGATACCATCCCAGAATCTTCCTAAAGCTGTCTTACCCATTAGAAAATGTTTTTTTAGTACCAATATACTTATATCTTTGCATCAGGTTCTTTCAAAAGATCGGGTAGATTATCAAAGTCAGTAAATACTGGTTCTACCCCATATATTTTACAAAGAACACTAAATCTACCATAAGCATAATAGTTAACTCATCTTTAAGTGTCATAAAATGTTCCTTAGTAGGACGCCAACGAATTGCACGTTGAATTATACCTTATAAGAGTATTGTGATTCTGTTTCACCAGCGTCCCATAATAGTGGTAAGGTAGGATTTGGACCTACATCTACAAACTAATCACTTTCTGTTGCTTTGCCATTAAGCTACTTCCCATATCTTAACTATACCACCGATTCTGGCATTGTCAAGTTATTCTTTGTGGGCCACCAATAATCTAAATCTTGTGGCACGTCCCAATTATACTGATTATAGTGTTCGGGCTTCTTCTGTAAAAGTTTACTCTTATGCGAGTTATGGAAAGCTTTTTCTCCAAGCCACCAAGGATCAACTGGTCTGGTGCAATTTTCAAAGGCTAAAATCTTTTCTAAACATGTATCTTTATAACCTCTAGCAATCCATTCTCGACATACACAGATCCCATAGTATATGAGTGTTTGGGCACACCCCTCCCACATGCGTACAGCAGGATGTGATTTCCATCCATAATCAGGCAGTATTAATGCCTTCAAAATCTGAAGGGTTTCTACACGTTGCTTACCTAGCCTAGCACGATCTAAGCAGGCAGCAGACATAGCAAAACTCTCATATGGTAAGAACGTCTGCATATCTTAATTATACCACAGATTCTGGTATTGTCAAATTAATCCCAGTCAAACGGCTAAATTCAGTTAAATCTCTGGTTTCTTCTGCACCACATTTTGTGCAATGCCTGGCATATGTAAACTTAGCATCTAATGGTTTAGAGTAATACATATGATCAGATACCCAGTTGTGCTGGCACCCCCACCCAAGGTATACTTACTTCAAATAATTCAAGCATTCCATTCTACTCTCTTTAAGAACCAAACTGGATTTCGTGAATTATCTACATACAAAGCAGCCTTTTTAACCTCAAATGAATAGACACTAAAACTATTGGCGTTTATAACCCCATCAACAGTAAGGTAGGGGGATTGGCCAGTTATTTTTACTAGATAAGCAATATCATCTGATGCCGGTATAAAACTTTGGAGCCCCGGTGAATCTGTAATATAACTTGATCCGACTGCAAGATAGACTCCAGCTTCTTTTGGTAATGATATCATAAAATGCTCCAGGGTTCACCATTCTTAAAAATAATCCTCGCCAATAATTTATGATAATCGCTGATCTGGCGGGCCGCCTCTTCAAATACATCAGTTAATGGTACCCGAATATTTCGGCCCTCAATACTCGGTATATCAAGGGCTTTCCAGAGTTTAGCGACTCCAGCATGATACCGAGCGTCAAACTCTTCACAACTATAACCTTCGTGCATTACCACTTAACCTCCAAATTATCAAGCTTATACTGTAACTTATCAATATAATCTTGTATAAAAGCCTTACAATAAATTTCTACGTTTTTTAGATCACCAGCAGTGTCGCCAGTATAAGGTACTATATGATGTACAATAACCCATTTGTCTTGATAAATGGTTATTTCATAGCCAATATCATCGGCGATAACCATATATGTAAAGTTATCAATATCAAAATAATTAACACGGTCGCTACCCGGTTGTAAATAAATTTCTGCCATCTTAATTAAACTCCTCCCTAAGCCTCGAATCTACATATTGCTTCCACCATGCCAGAATCTTAGTATATTGTACCTCTGCTGGAAGTGTATTAACTACGCAATAAAAATCCCATTGTCGCCATTCAACATTATGGGGTGCATTTACTAGCCACTCAGCTACTTTGTCACCATTAGTGGCGTCAAAGAACTTCAGGCTCTCCATAGTCGGATGATAGTACCAAGTGCCTAGCTTATTTAGTTGTTCAAATCTCATTTAACCCCCCTCCTTTAGTGACCCCGGCGGGACTCGAACCCACAGTTTTCGGATTAAAAGTCCGATGCTTAAACCAATTAAGCTACAAGGTCTAGTCAGTAAAAACAATGTAATAGTCATTTAGATCAAATCTAACAAGTCGCTTTGATATTTCAACGTATGCATAATTAGTTCCTAAACCGATAAGAAAACCTACCTGATGCAAGTTTGTAGCACATTTTCGATATACTATACATGGTCTTTTCATTCAAAATTTCCTTTATATTCGTTAAACCACTGATCTAGTTTACTCATCAATAGACTTCTACCAACAACAGTCAAGATATAACTAGGTAAATACTTCCCAGCTTCAAAATCATGCTCCAGTAATACAGTGTCGCTGATAGACATTGTTAGATGATTGTCTACTAGTTCACACTTTATTGGACCGTGATACCAAGTTTTCATAGGTGATGCCCCAGACTCGAACCGGGTTAGTATAGCCCTACTTTAGGGTGGAGTTGAACCACCTCAGCTTCCACTACGCACATCACGACATGCCGTTTCTAATCAGCCCTGTTGTCGGTTCTTATCACCGAGCCTTTCGCCATAAATAATCAGCCACTTCCCCACGGCCAGGCGTGTACTGACCCCGCGCCTTACCGAAAAGCTGCCGAGGATTTAAGAGGCTCTTGCCTCCAATTTAATTATACCACAGTATTTGTCAAAGTCAAATTAATCTTTTGGGCAATGGCAGCCCGCTACGGCGTCACAGACACTAAGCCTCTGTACAGGCATTGTCACGGACGCGCGCCAAGAGCGGGAAGACTTGGTGTTACTAGTCACAGACACTAAGCCTCTGTGCAGGCATTGTCACATGCCTCTAAAGCTGTTGGCAATATCTACGTCAATATGTCACAGACACTAAGCCTCTGTGCAGGCATTGTCACGATTTGTGGACTGACACCAGTTAGCTCCAGACCGACGGTCACAGACACTAAGCCTCTGTGCAGGCATTGTCACGAGTATATGATAGCGACGGGTCATTACATGCTCCGCTGGTCACAGACACTAAGCCTCTGTGCAGGCATTGTCACAGCATCCCGTTAGCGACGGAGTGGTTAGGACGGAGCAGTCACAGACACTAAGCCTCTGTGCAGGCATTGTCACAACAACTAGGAGGATGAATATGATACCGTTAATCGAGTCACAGACACTAAGCCTCTGTGCAGGCATTGTCACTCGGGTGAACGGATGAGGCGAGTCACTACACCGGATGGTCACAGACACTAAGCCTCTGTGCAGGCATTGTCACTCTTACTCTTGTAAGTCCTTATT